CAGAAGATCATTCTCGCTATGCCACGTAAGTATCGTGCTATCAAGTCTAACTTGAAGTTCTATGCTGGTACAGACGCATTCCAGGGAATCATCAAGAACAACGGTACACTTGCAGACGCAATCGCTGAAGCATTCGCTGGTACACCAGCAGGTACCCCTGCAAACCGTCAGGCTTACCTTGATGGCGCAGCACAGACATTCGGTGGAGCACGTACAACTCGTGTTCTCGGAATCGATGTGCAGGAAGTTCCTTACTACCCTGCAGGATATGTCGACTTGACATTCCCACAGAACCGTGTATGGGGATTCCAGCGTGACATCACTGTAAACCGTGAATACAAGCCAAAGAAGGACACTGTAGAATATACAGTCTTCGTACGCTTCGGTATTCAGTGGGAAGAGCAGGATGCAATTGCATTCGCTGACGCTGCATCAGAAGACTAATTCTGTTCAGTAACATTTAGGGGGAGTAGGAGTTAACGCTCCTGCTCCCCTTACTACTTATAATGATATAATACTACAAGGAGGAAATCATGGAAAATTATAATAATCCGTTTAAGCCAAAGGATGATGCTCCAGTTGTTGAAGAGGCAGTTGTTGAAGCACCTGTAGAAGAGACACCAGTTGTCGAAACTCCAGTTGTTGAAGAAGTTACTCCAGAGCCTGTAAAGGCAGAGGAGGCTCCAGCAGAAGAGCCAACAGCGATTGCAACATCAGATTTTGCAAAGTCAGAGGCAGAAGTACAGGCAGTAGGATCAGTTGCTAATGGTGCAATTGGTGTAACTACAGCACCAAAGTCTGAGCCAAAGCCTGTAAAGAAGGCTGCTGCAAAGAAGCCTGCAAAGGAAGACACAGTTGCTATCCACTCAACAAGAAATGTAACCTGGGAGGGTATTGGTAAGGTCTATCGTGGCTACAATATCGTAACTAAGGAAGCAGCAGAGCAATGGCTCACACGTTCACATATCCGTATTGCTACACCTGAAGAAGTTGCTAAGGAATTCGGTAAGTAAACAATGGAAGTAATGAGAGTTCCACCTTATCCTATCACAACAACATGGACATTGCCATACCCAGATTATGAGTATCTTGTCTATGTTGAGGATTTGGTGGACCACTCAGTAACAGAGGCTGCTATGTCTTCAGATGAGAACGGCATTTTAGTCTACGAACTACCACTTGCACAGGTACAGTATGACCGCAAGTTTTTTATTAAGTTTTATGATACAGAGGGAGAGCACACCCTGTATGAGAGCAACCTAGATATTATTCGTCCATACGTAAACCCCTCAGACTTAGGATCAACAGCCTCAGAGATCGCAGAATATAAAATGCTTGAACTCGTCGCTAGATCAATTATTGATACACAGATTAATGATGGTTTTTATAATCACAAGCAGGTTATTCAGTGCGTTGGCCAGGGTACAGATTACTTGCCACTATGGGTAGACTCATACAAGGTGCTAAAAGTATACGAGAACAATGTTTTAGTATTTGATATTGACACACCAGATGAAAATGTTTATGACTATAGGATTACCTTAGATAATACAGCAATACAAAGAACTATTACAGAGACATTCAACAGGAATGAAATTGCTCCACCTAACATGCCAGTGGCTCGTGGAGATCTGGGGTATTACGGGTACCAGTCAGTAGCATTCCCACAAGGATATGACTACACACTTATTGTTGATACTGGATATAAAGCAATTCCAGCAGATGTAGAATATGCTACAAGACTATTGATTGAAGATATCAAGTGTGGAAGACTAGACTACTACAAGAGATATGTCACAGCATATAATACTGATCAGTTTAGAATCCAGTTTGATAAGGCATTATTTAATGGCACTGGAAATCTAATAGTAGATAAGATTTTGGATAAGTATTCTAATACAATTACTAAACCTGGGATTCTGTAATGATTTGCGATACACCAGACTTTATGTTCCCAATGCAAGCAGATGTTTTTTATCCTATTGTAGAGCAAGGTCTTTATGGCGATTTAACAAAGCACTGGATTTTAGATCGAACAATAGTTGGAAACTTTATTCCACTAAGCAAAACTGGTAAAGAGGAAATAACCCCAAATGTTAATATAACTAAAGAGTCAATATTGGTTTGTCGTGTAAAAAATGATATTCGTATTTCTACAAAAGAAGACGGGAACTCTGTAACAAATATTATTATTACTAATATTAAAGATAGAAATTTAAACGAGGTTTATACAGAGACTTCTGGACCACGTAAGGGTAAGTCTACGATATACGAAATAGCCACCCAGGAGCCTTATCTAGGCCCTTTTGGAAGTGTCGAGTACTACAACGTGGTATTGCGTAGATCAGAGAACCAGGCGAGTGATGCATGATTACTTTAAAGTTTGATAGCCGTGCTTTTGAGAGAGAAATGAAAAACCTCATGGACTATTCTGTTGGATTTGTTGACGGTCTTGAGATTGGTAAAAAAGAGTTTTTAAATAGTTTAGGGCCAGTAATCACAGAGCAAGCATCACAATTTATTGATGCAAATGCTAGATTAGATTATCAGTCTCTACACCATGTATACGAATGGTCACAAACTGGATCTCCACAAAGCAGACTGTTTGACATTAACTTTACTGTAAGCAATCTTGGACTTTCTTTTATCTCAGAATTTCGGCAATCGACATCAGTTAAGAATGGATCATCAGCCCCATTCTATGACAAAGCAAGAGTCATGGAAGAGGGCACTTCTGTAGTAATTAAGCCAAGAGAATCTCAAGCGCTTCGTTTTGAGGTAGGCGGAGAAGTTGTTTATACTAAAAAGCCAGTTGTTGTAGATAGTCCTGGAGGAAATACAAAGGGTCAGTTCGCAAATGCTTTTGACATGTTTTTTGGAAAGTATTTTTCTCAAGCATTTTTACGTTCAAGTGGGCTTGCTAGGTATTTTGAAAATCCAGAAGTCTATAGGAAAAATATATCTTCTGGAATTAAAGGTGGAAGATCTGTCGGTCTGGCTACTGGTTCTAGATGGATCGCAAATGCAGGGAGGGTTGTACGATGACTGAATCAACATTAAATACACCAGGTTTATGGGTAAACAAATATCTACAGGAAAAGATTTTTGAATTTACTCAGAATGAAACAAAGCGTGGGATAGCAATTCCATTCTTCCCTACAAGACCAGGAACAATAGATGACCTTACAGAGCAATGGGTGGTTATTCCTACAGGAGAGTTAGACATTTCTGGAGTTCCAATCTCTGAACGTGTTCCTTACCAGGGAGTACTTGCCGTATATGATAGATTGATCAGAATGAGACGATCTCCATTCCCACACATTAAGTGTGAACAATTACTTTATTATTTTTATGCAACCGAAAATACAGTGACTAACAACATGGTCGAAATTCAAGAGGCAGTCCTAAGACTTATGGACCGTGGGGACGAAACAGCCGAAGATATAAACAACTGGGCTAAAGGAAAGACCATTGGAGGTCTTCAGCCAAAATTCTACTTTCACAACTTCAAGGTCTATCAATTAGAAGAAGTTAGAGATATTATTGATTTCGGAACAGCCAGAACATTTGGCGGAAATAAGATTATTATTGACTTTGACTATCATCAAAAGTCTAACAATTATTTTGAGACAGTTGAATCTACACCAGATAGACCAAGGTATGATACAGACTCAGTTGCCACTGAGGGTATTTTACCATAAAAGATTATTAAAAAGGCTGTTATACTTATCAATGAGGAAACAAGCCCTTTATTCTATAAGAAAAAAAGAGGTGAAACACTATGGCAGAATATACAAGAGGTACTAGCAACAACATCATCGTTGGTGCTGCAGCACTTTTTACATACGAAGCAGGCGTTTTAACAGACGCTGATCTTCCAGCATACGCAGATGGCGATTCATTCCGTAAGACACTTACAAATGACGCTGACTTCCGTAACGTTGGATACACAATGAACGGCCTTGAGATCCAGTTCCAACCTGACTTCGGTGAAGTTAAGGTTGATCAGGTCCTTGACGTTGCTAAGTTGTACAAGCAGGGAATGCAGGTCTCATTGAAGACAACATTCGCTGAGTCAACACTTGAGAATCTTCTATTCTCATTAGCAGGAAAGGATGCAGACCTTACAACAGTCTCATCTAACCCAACACTTAACCTTACTGCAGGAGACATCGGCGAATGCCCTGTTGAGCGTGGTTTGGTTGCTGTAGGTCCAGGTACAGGTGACTGTGCAGTTGGATCAGAACTCGAAAGAGTTTACGTAGCATACCGTGCACTTTCAATTGAAAATGTTACAGTATCTGCAAAGCGTGACGAGGCGACAATGTTCGAAGTATCATTCCGCCTTCTTCCAAATGACAATGCGTCATATGGTAAGATCGTTGATCGCACAATCCCAGCAGCATAATACAACTTAATATGAGAGGCTCAATCCTTCGGGGTTGGGCCTTTCTTTTTGGTATACTTATATAATGGCTACAGAAATCTATCAAATTAATAACGTCTATTTAATGGACGGGACAGAACTAGAAATCTCACCATTAAAAATAAAATACTTAAGAATATTCATGAAGCAGTTCGATGAAGTTAGAAGTGCTGAAAATGATATTGATGCAATTTCTGCACTAGCCAGATGTGCAATGACCTGCATGAAACAGTACCTACCAAGGCTATCAGTTTCAATTGAGGAGTTTGAGGACTCTGTAGACTTAAAGACTATTTATCTTATTTTAGAATATGCTGCTGGTATTAAGGTAGATAAAGACTCAGACGAGTCAGTAAAAAAGCAAGCAGTAGATAGTGGATCTTCTTGGGATGACTTAGATTTAGCAAAACTAGAATCAGAGGTTTTTCTGCTGGGGATTTGGAAAGATTATGACGAACTAGAAAGATCTCTCTCTATGCAAGAGTTAACCTCTATCTTGAACATTAAAAGAGAAGAAGATTATTCACATAAAAAATTCCTTGCAGCGATGCAGGGTGTAGACCTTGACAAGGGTAACGATAGATCTAATGCCTGGGAAGAAATGAAGGCTAGAGTCTTTAGTGGTGGAGCAGCAGCAAACTCTAAGGATATTGTTGCACTACAAGGAGTGAGTGCACAAAAGGCTGGTTTCGGAATCGGAATGGGCCTAGACTACGAAAGAATAGGCTAAAAATAAGCATGGCCTATGGTATAATTAACTAACCAAACCTAATGGAGGAATAATGTCAGATACAACAACAAAGTCAATCACACTAATCGATGGTACTAAGGTCGACGTACGACCACTAAAGATTTCTTTGTTAAAGGACTTTATGAAGCGATTTCAGGAACTTGCTGAAGTAGCAGAAAATAATGATCAGTCTATGGATGTTCTTATGGACTGTGTAGAGATTGCATTCAAGCAATATTTGAAGGATCCAGTTACACGTGAAGAATTAGAGGATAATATTGATCTTCCAACAGTCTACCAAGTTATCGATGCAGCATCAGGTATCCAACTCACTGATCCTACAGCATTGCTTACAGGAAGATAATTAAATAAGAAAATGGGGTGTTATGAAAAGTGTCAGATGTAAACGCTAATATCGGTATACAGTTTGACACTGCCAACGCCCTTGCACAGTTAAGGCAACTACAGGCTGGTCTTAGTAAGTTTAACCAGTCACTCACTGAGGGTAATGTTGCTGCTGCAAATGCACAAAAGGGACTAAACGCACAACTTGTCCAGTCTATTAATGCGACTGGCAAGTTTGTTGCGTCCCAGAAAACAATTGCTTCTAGTACAGCATCTTTTACTGAGGCACTAGAAAAAAATAAGTTAAGCATGAGCGAGTACTTCAGGTTTACTGGCGCTGCAGCAACAATGAACAGTAAGAGCCTCAAGGGGTTTTTCTCTAAAGAAAAAGAGATTCTGACTCGTGCTAGTAAAGACAGAGTAAAGGCACTTCAGACACAGTATATTCAATTAACTAATGCTCAGGGTGACCTAGTTAAGGTTCTACAGGTTGTTCCAAAACATCTTAAGATGGTTAATGGTGAGTATGCTGACTATGCAACAAGAACTCAGATGGCTGCACAAAGACAGCAGTTCCTTAATCAATTAATTAAGCAGGGTTCAACACAACTTTTAAACTTTGGTAAGAACACGCAGTGGGCTGGTCGTCAGTTGATGGTTGGTTTTACTATTCCATTAACGATGTTGGGGTCAGCAGCATCTAAGGTATTTAGAGAAATGGAAATGGCCGTTGTAGGATTTACCAGAGTATATGGTGATATGACAACAGGAATGGCAGATACAGAAAAGGCTGTTGCGTCAATCCAGCAACTTGCAAAAGAATTTACTAAGTTTGGAATTGCTGCAACTGATACAGTAAACATGGCTGCTAAAGCAGCAGCAATGGGTCTTACGGGATCTGCTTTAACAGCACAAGTTACAGCAGCAACAAAACTTGCTGTACTTGGTCAGGTAGAACAGCAGCAAGCACTAGAAACAACTATTTCTCTGCAGAATGCTTTTGGTATTAGTGCAGACCAACTTGCTCAAAAGATTAACTTCCTTAACGCAGTTGAAAACCAAACTGTTCTTTCTATTGAAGACTTAACAATTGCAATTCCAAAGGCTGGACCAGTTATTAAGCAACTTGGTGGCGATGTAGAGGATTTAGCATTCTTTATGACTGCTATGAAAGAAGGCGGAATCAATGCATCAGAAGGTGCAAACGCACTTAAGTCTGGACTAGCATCTCTTATTAACCCTTCTAAAAAAGCATCAGAGGTTCTTGCTGGATTTGGTATCAACGTAAAGGGAATTGTTGATGCAAACGCTGGAGATCTTAAGGCAACCGTTGTAGGCTTTGCTAGAGCACTTGATACGCTAGACCCACTCAATAGAGCAAGAGCAATTGAAACAATGTTCGGTAAGTTTCAGTTTGCAAGACTATCAACACTATTCCAAAACATAACTAAGGATAGTTCTCAGGCAGCAAGAGCACTGGGGCTAGCAGGAGCATCTGTTGAAGAGTTAGCAATCCTTTCTGAGCGAGAACTTGGCAAGGTTGAGAACGCTGTTGGTGTTAAGTTTCAGAAGCAGTTAGAAAATGTAAAGTTACAACTTATACCAATTGGAAAAGCATTCTTAGAAGCAATAACTCCAGTAGTTCAATTTGCTGGAAAGATTTTAGAAAAGTTTAATAACCTAAGTGCTGGAACAAAAAAGTTTGTAGTTGGCTTTATTGCCATATTAGGCGGTATTGCTCCAGTTGCACTTATGACTGTTGGTCTTGTTGCTAACGGTGTTGCCAACTTGATTAAATTCTTTGGAATGCTTCGTGGTGGAATGGCCAAACTTAATGGCCAAAATAATGTTCTTGGTGGCGGATTCGATTACCTTACCCAGGCAGAAATTGATAACTTAGCACAGTCACAAGCACTACATACCTCGCACCAAGATTTAATATCAACCTTCAATGTTGAAAAGGCATCTGTAGATGCCCTTGCTGTTGCATATCAAAATGCAGCATCTCAAGCAAGAGCACTTGCATCAGGATCTCCAGGATTGTTCAATGCTGTTCCTGGAGCACAAGGTGCAGTATCAGGTCTTCCAAAGTATGCTGGAGGAAAGAAATCTGATGTGGTATCAGTGGGCGGTACAGGAAATCAAGACACAGAATTAGCATTACTTACACCAGGAGAAACAGTTGTATCTGCTCCAATGAGCAAGAAGTACGGATCATTAATTAATGCAATGATTGATGACAACGTTCCTGGATATAAGAGGTCAAAGAGAGCAAAAGAAGTAGTAGACCCATTACTGAATGGCAAAAGTCCCCAAAGCCTACAAGATATAATCGACACCCTTGAAGTGAGAAGGGGAGTTAATATAGCCGAACAACCAACAAGCGGTGCGGTGCAAGGTGGCACTTTCCTAGATGCAGCATTTTCAGTAGATGCGATGATGGCTCCAGGTAATACTGCTTCTGGTCCAGGAATGGATATGGGTTGGCTGGCGGAATCAGATGAGGCAACAGCATCTATTGTGTCTGCACTAAAGGTTGGCCAAATGAGAGTGGAAGGCGCTTCAGTAAGTCAGGAAAACTATGCTAAGTTTTGGGCAGACCTAACTCCAGAATTAGATGAACTTGCAGGTATTTTCCAGTCTCAAGCCAGAGGAGCAAAAGATGTAGATGATGCTGGTAAAAAAGCCTACCCATTAATTGTTCAAAGAATTCAAGAGATGGAAGAAAGTGGAAGGCTATCTGCTGAAGACGCTGCAAAACTTCAATTAAGAACTAGAGCACTACTTGCACCAACACCAGAAGATCGATTAGCAAAAAGAAACAGAAGGTTTGAACTTGCTGTAGATCCAGAAACTGGTGGGGAAAAGGTAAAGAAGGTAAGTTGGGATGGAAGAGCGACTGATGAAGGCCCAACATATTCTTCAGAACCTTTTCAACAAGCCTTTCCAATGGAACTTGAAAAAAGAGGAATACCTCTTCCAGCAAACTATGATAAGTATCAGTTTGCACACGTAGCAGATAGGCTAGAAGGAGAAACAACAACAAGGCCTGTAACTTTAAGAAAGTATAGAGATGCAACAGGTGGTACTCCAGGAGAAGTAGAGTTAGCAAGACGTGCAGCAGCAGGTGAAGAAATTAGGCCTGGAGATACGGTATCTTCAAAGGAAGAGTTAGATTCATGGGTTAGAGAAAAGATTGATTTAGAGTCACAGAATGAACTTGCAGATGCTGTTGATCAGCAAATTGAAAATGCAAAAACAAAAGCAAAGGTTAAGTCTCCGTCAGAAAGAACAAGAGAACTTGGCAAAAACATTGCAGATGGACTTAAGGTTGGAATGGAAGAGGGTGAAGCAGGGGTAAGAGCCCAGTCAGACAAACTTACAGATGCTGCAATCCCATCCGCAGCACAAACACAGGCCAAGGTTGATAGAATGGACCTGGGCAACAAGGCCTTCTATGATGACCTAAAGACTCCAGATACTCAAGATCAAAGACAGGTCCTTAAGTCAATAGATAGACAAAACAGAAAACTTGGAGTAGGTCGCAATGTTGTTGTGCCACAAGATCCTGTAAGTGGAAATGTTAGTCCATCTTCAGCAAACATTTCTGTAACAAATAATAAAACAATTATTAACCAGGCAGCCGAAGTTGCTGCAAAAGCACAGGTTGATGCATCTAACGCCGAAAAGGTTGCAGCAGATTTAAGAATAAAAGCAGCGAAGTGGTCGGAAGTTGCAGCACGTGAGTCTGGCAAGAATGCGTACACCGCTGACAATGCAAAAGAACTTGAAAAGAGAGCAAGTCAAGCAGAACAGAGAGCAGCAGAATTAAGAATTAAGGCTGCTGAAGAGCAAGCAAGAGCAGCATCAATTGCAAGAGAAGATGGCAGCGATGGTTCGATTGAGGCTGAGGTTGCAAAGGAAAAGGCAAATGAGGCAGAGAAAAAAGCAGCAGAGGCTAGAATCAAAGCAGCAGAAGCAGAGCAAAAAGCAGCGGAAGAAAGAAAATTACGTGCAGAGCAGGGGCTTGAAACTGCAGAAGATCCAGTTAAAATTACAGAATCAATTAAAAAGGAAGAAGAGTTAGTCGCTAATGGAACACAAGAGAAGGGCGACTTATTAAGAAGAAGTGTCGCAGGGTCAGAAGATGTGGCAGACTCAACTGTACTAGTTGCAGATCAGACTTCAGACCTCGCTGATGCAACACAAGAAGCATTAAATACTCAACTAGAAAGCAATGACAACCTTGTTACTTCTGCAGAATTAACAGATGTAACTGCTGCAAACCTTGGAGATGTTCTTCAAGCAACAGATCAGACAGGCTTGGCGCAACAAGATCTTGCAGAATCTTCAAATGAAATTGCAAAAACCAACGACGACATCTTAAAACTAAAGCAAGAACAGCGTGACAAACTTAAGAAGTACAATGCAGAAGCAGCAGCACGAGCAGCAGCAGAAGGTGCAATCCCAGAGGCATCTCAAACAAATGGCAAGACTGGAGTGCCTTCAACAGTCCTTAGTTCTACTGATGCATATGAGGAAGCAATGGGATGGTTGCCTGGTACTCATGGACCAGATGATCCAGGCTCAGATGGCTATACAAAAGATAAAAAGGGAAGACTTTTGTTTGACCCAGAGACTGGTCAACCAACAACATTAAAAGAAAAGGCTCTTAAGCAAAAAGCAAGAGGCCTCCGTCGTGAAAAGGTATCCAAGTTTTCTGGAAAGGTTTCTGGTGGTCTTGGTACTGCAGCCATGGTTTCTGGTATGGTCGGCGCTCCTCCACAAGTTACAGCAGCACTTGGTGGCGCAGCCACTGTTGCTCAGTTTGCACCAATGATTGCAGGTCTTGGTCCAATTGGAATGGCAGTAGCAGGTGTCGCAGCAGTTGGAGTAGGACTTTATGCTTTCAATAAGCACCTTCAAGGATCACAAGATGCTCAGGCAAAGTTTGTTCGTGAAACATCTGCATCAACAAAGAAGATGGCAGAAATCGGGGCAATTACTGGTAAAGTCGGAGCATCTGAAATTATGGCTAAGAGAAGAGCCACAGGAACATCTAAGGATTATATTGCCAGAGAAAGACAAGGATCTCAATTTGGAGACACATTCTTACAGTCTGATGTAGGAAAGAATATGTCAAAGATTCTTCAAAAGAATATTGAAAAGAGTGGCGCTAAAGAAGCAGTTAAGGTTTTTGGAGCAGAACTTGCTGCATATGTTCAAGATGGTGTTTTAACTGCAGAGCAAGCACAGAGCATTGCTCAACAAATTGGAATTAATTTTAAGGACACAAAATTAGGAATCAATGTTGATGCAGAAATCTCCGCCTTAATTGGTCCAAATGGAGAAGATCTTAAGAAGGATCCTATTGTTGTAGCAACAAGATTAGTAACAACTGCTGAGAATAGATCTCAAAGATCTTTGGCAAATATGAAGGCAGCACAAGCCGACGGCCACTGGGGTTCTACTGAGGCTGCAGATCTAGCAGCAACTGATGCAGCAGCAGTTCAAATGGCTCAAATGCAAGCAGATGCTGTTGCTAAGAAGTTCGATGATGAAATTAGAGCGCTAGAAACTCAACTTGCCCAAACAAAGAATAAAGAAAAGCAAGTTAAGTTAGAAAAAGAATTGAGTGAACTTAAGACAAAGGCAAATACTGCAGAAATTCAAATGAATAATCTCGTTGCAGATTCTGTAGATAATGCTGTTAATCGTTTCAAAGATAACATTCAGTATGAGACCACGTATATAGATGGTTTAACTCTTGGGTTGTCAAAACTTTGGGGTGGCGGAAATCAGCGTGAAGCAGGCTATATGCGAGGACTCTCTGGAGCAGTAACAGATAAGTATGCAAACACAGAGCAAGCAACGATGGCACAAACCGTACAAGACAGATTGGCAAAATATAGTGACGGTGGAGCATTCCTTGGACTAGGAACAGATAACTATACTGAGGCTGGATTTGCTGGAGGTAAGGAGGCACAAAACTTTGAAGTTAAGATGAAACTTCTTATGGCCAATGGAACACTTACTCCAAATCAAGAAACAGCACTCCTAGATCTTTTTGAGGGTAACCTACCAATGCTTGAAACAACTCTAGACATCGGTACAAGACTTCATGGTGCATCTCAGACTGCAGAAATGATGATGCTGCTTAGTGGTTTTGGGGATAAAGAGTATGCCCAGCAAATAGCACTAGAGATAACAACCAAGGATAATGACACATATAAGAAGTTAGTTGACATGCTTGGCCTTGCCCAAATGCTTGATGGCAGAGAAATCAACATGGAAGTTGTTCTCAAAGAGATGGGTGGAGTTGCAGGACTTGAGTTCTATATAAAGAAGTTTGATGACCTAGAAGCAAAAATAAAAGATCTTAATGGAAAGCCAGTAACATTAGAAACGGTTGCTAAGTTTACAGATGAAACTGGTGTTGGAGTAGACGCAGGATTCATTGATTATATTAATAAAGAGTTCAAGGGCGATGCAAAACAACAGACTAACGCCATTAGAACCTATACAACAATTTATCAGCAGTTAATGAGCATGGACTACACAAGTCCAGAAGCAAGAGAGTACTTTAAGTCTCAAGCGCAAACAAATGTGTTTGATAGATTAGCACAACTTCAAGCAACTGGCGGGGCACCAACAGGAGCAGAACTAACTACATGGATTAAGCAACAAACAGAACTTGAAATTGATGCAATTATTACCAAGGTAAAGGTTGACCCAAAGGCGGTTGCTAGCCAAGAAGCAATAACAGTTATTGGACAAAAACCAGTAATTGATGCAAAGACTCCTGGCGCAGGTGCAGGCGCTGGTGCAGGGTCAGGAACTAACCCTCTAGACTTCCTTGATGCATTAGCAATGCGTATCAAGATGGTAAGAGATCAAGCATTTAATGCACGAAAGCCACTTGAGTCAATGGTCAAGGCCTTCACAAGTAAGGAAGCACAAAAAGATGTTGCTAACATGTTTAAGTTGTTTAAGGGTCTTCAACAACAACTTATTTCTTTACAGGCTCCAAAAGAATTTAGAGACTTTATCGCAGGTCTATCTGCAGAAGAGTTAGATAAGTTAAAAAACCTTAAGGGTAAAAAAGCATTATTTACATTTGGTAAAGACAAAAACGGTAAAATTGATAAAAACAATATTACTGGATTTACTCAAGCAGGACAAGCAGTTATGGCTGCATACAGAGAAGCGCCTCTTAATGATTTTAACATAGCGCAGCAAGAGGCAATTCAAAATACAAATAATCAGTTTAAAGCATTTGCAAGATTAAAGGCCCAAGGTGTCGATACAGACAAGGCACTAGAAATGGTATCTGATTCAGCACTTGCTGCGTCACTTGCCTCAAAAGCACTGTCTGATACAGAACTAAAGAAGTACACCACAGATATAAATACAGCAAACAGTGCACTTGAAAAGCAAGCAGTCATAACTGACCTTATTAAAAAGAATTCAGACTTCGAGTTTAAAACAGAGGCAATGCCTAAACTAGCATCTGCCATGAACATGGCAAGTTTCAGTGCTGATCAGATTAAGGCTGTCCTAAGTGATCCAAACCTTGCAAAGCAATTAATGGATGACTTGGCTGATGGCAAGGTTGATTCAAAAGCAATTTCAGAATACCTAAAGAGTATTGAGGATCAAAAAATTCTTGATCTACAGATTAGTTTTAATGCTGGAGACTTTGCTGCATCTGCTCGTCCTGGTATGGAACTTGTTAATAAGATGTTCTCTACACAAGAGCAACTAATTAGAACTGGAATTAATAAGGTATCAAATGGTAATACTGAAGACGTTGTTGCTGAATTAAAATCTATCAAGGCACAAAATGAAAAGGATCAACTTGCAATTCAAAAAATTCAGGTAGAGACGCTAAAGCCACTAGAAAATAAAATAGCAGATGCTCAGAGATATTTGGAAACTCAGATCTCTAGAAAAATTGAAGAGTATCAAAAGCAAATCGACTCAGTTCAAAGAAGCATAGAGTTGGCATTCGAAAGACCAATTAAGGCAATTCAGGATAGAAATGCTCTGATCTCACACGACCTAGAGGTTATGTCCCATGCAGCAGAGCAGATTAATGAAAAGTATGACAAGCAGGTCGAAGCACTTGATGCTGTAGAAAAGGCAAATCAGAGAATTCTTCGCCAGCAACAACAACAACTAGGACTTGCGGATGCTCTTTCCTCTGGTGATATTGCAGCAGCAGCACGTGCTGCACAGGAAATGAGAGCAGCCAATGCAGATGATCTCGCCACAGCAACAAGAGATAGTTTAGATGCAGCAAGAAAGACAGAGATCGACTCACTTACTGGCGTATCTTCAGGGCTTACAAGAAAACAAATTGAAGAAGAGCAGTACCAAAATGCACAAAAGATTTATGCGTTAGAAAATACCGCCACCACAAACTATAATGGACAATTGCTTACAAGAGTTCAGTTGCTAGAAAGAGTTCAGGGAATTCAGGATGCTATCTATGCAAAAGAGCAAGAAAGACTAGCCAAGCAAGCAGAGATTACTTCACTTGAGGACCAGGTTTATAATGTTAATAAGGATCAGATTAAACCATTGCAGGATGCTATGGATGTTAGAAATCTTGCTGCAGCCAATTACGAGGCAGACCTTCAGAGAGCAATTGACACTATTCAGGTTCTTGGACAGACAAAGGATGTTTGGGATGGAATAACTGCAAAGATTGATGCTTCAGAGTTTGCGGGGCAAGAGTTTGATAAGACTATGGGTATCATGCTTGCTTCAGTAGATGCTATTGATGGCATATGGGAAGATGTTCTCTTTAAACTTAATAGTGTATCCGATGTTACACAAGAAATTTCAGATGCAAGTGCAGATATGTTTGCAACTGCAGGCGCCAATGACCTTGATGCTAGAGAACTTGCTGATAAGGCCCAAGCGGATTATGCAACTAAGTACGCTAACTATGAAACACAAAAGGCAGAATATGATAAAGATTTTGCATTAATGAATAGCATAAAGGCATCAGGTGGTGGATTGGAAGGCGCTACTGCAATTGCAGGTTTTAATGCAAAATGGAAGAATGGCGCACCTGTTGCACCAACTCCACCTGAGCCATCAAGCGCAGCCGATAATCCAAATGTTTCATACAATAATCCATCAGTAAATAGTGCAGATAAGTATATTAGTGCAAATGCTAATAAGGCTGCTGCTAAGCCAGCAGGTGGAACTGGAGGTTCTGGAGGAGGTTCTGGCTCTGGCGGTAATTCAGGAACAAAAACAGACCCAACACCGACTCCAACAAAGCCAGGCGCAGTTACTGGTACAACTGGAACAGGCTCTGCAACAGTTTCTGCTTTAGCAGAAGATAAGATATTTGATGTTCGTGAGATAAAGAAGATCACAACTGGGGCAAATAGAGACTTTACTGCTGCAACTGCAGCGGGTCAGACAGCAGCAGTTAGTAAAATTCAAACAGATATCAGAAACATTCAACTTCAAATTGATAAAGACTTCCCTAATAGATATTCTGCAACAGATCATATCAACGCTACACTAACAACAGCCGAAGCAGATAAAACTGAATATACTAGGATGCTTGCAAAGACTACAGATGTAAAGCAAAAGGCTGAACTAAGAGTAGAACTAGACAAAATCATGGCACTAAAAGATGAAATGAGAAAATACTTTTATGGAAAAGATAGTACTGGGAAGGTCGTTAGATCTAGTGACACCGTAAAATCTGAAAAAATGGCTCAGGCGCAACTTGATGCGACAAAGCAAATGCCTGCTGAAGTTAAAGAACTACTCGATATGCTTAAAAACAGATCAGAGACATTCAAGGCTGATAAGAAAGAATATGATGTAAAGCAAAAATCTTATAGGGCTAAGGCAAATGACCGTGGATATACGCAAGACTTAGATAAGATCCCTATGGGTGATATCAAGAAGGATGACCCAGATACATATAAGGTTCTATTTCCACTATCTCAGGAGTACGCTAAAGCGAAATCTACAATGGAGTGGAGAGAACTTGCAATGAATAAAGCAAGAACACTTCTTACAGATGCTGGGTATACAAAGGATAAGACTTCTTGGTATTTCGGTGATGATACCACTTATATGACAAGAACAAATAATGGCTCTGACTATTCAAAATGGAAGGGGTATGCTACAGGAGGTCTTGTTTCATCTAGATTTGCACAAAAAGAATTTAAGATGGGAACTGATACCGTACCTGCGATGCTTACCCCAGGAGAGTTTGTTATGACTAAGTATGCTGTTAAGAATACTGGAGTAGATAATTTAAGAGCAATAAATAACGGTGCATCAGTGGGAGATTCAGTGTATAATTATAACCTAAGCGTTAATGTAAGATCTGATGCTAATCCAGATGAAATTGCAAGAAGTGTTATGGCTCAGATTAAGCAGATTGATTCACAAAGAATTAGAGGGGTGAGGGTATAATGGCAAGCGCAGAATATATTGTTGGCAGAAAACGGTATTCAAGACCACAGGCTATGCTTTGGTCAGATAACCCTGGCACCCTTACTGAAAGTGGCTTATACGTCCCCACAGGCAGTGAGGTGGGGGCAAATCCTACCAACTCTACAGACGTAGATGCGTTCCTAGTCCTATCTGATCACGGAAGAGGCGAAATCAGCATGGTTCCAGAGCGAATCGAAAAAAGAGAAAGAATGATTAATGGTCGTATGAGATCTTATCATATTGCTGATAAATTAAAGATTGATTTGTCTTGGGATATGCTACCATCTAGATCTTATAATGGAAATCCAATTTTTGATGTAACAGGGTTAAGCGCAGGATCTTCAGCAATGAAGAATACTAGTGGCGAGTACACAGTAGACGGTGGAGCAGGCGGAGTCGAACTTCTTGACTGGTATGAAAAGCACAAGGGGCCATTCTGGGTTTTCTTAGCATATGACAAATACAATAATTTTACATCTACAAATGAATCATCTAGATATAGCCACCTGCTACAATACAATCAGATTATTGAGGTATATTTTTCTAAGTTCGATTACTCAATTGTTAAAAGAGGTCAACCTTTTGTGTCTGGGTACGAACTAAATGATAATGATGAGCCAGACTATACAAGGCCAATTCGATCAGGTGGGCATGATTTTTGGAATGTGTCTATATCCTTGGAAGAGGTATAATGTTTTTTAATGAAGAACTTCAGGCACATTTAGAAGAGTCATCAACAATTAAAACTCAGTCCGTAGTTATTGCTGAGTGGAATATGAATATCCCAACTAACATTTCTAAGATTGGTAATTATAGGTACAGACCAAATACTGCAGACTCTATATATAAAAGATTACCAGCGACATTTGATATAAATGATGATGGAAATTATTACACCAACGCAACAGATGCAGATGTAAAAATTGATGGAGGTGTCGATGATGATGGCATTCCAACTACACTAAAGAGTGTAAAAGAGAAAACAAGGTTGCTGTATTCTTTAGAGGACTGCTTTAAGCAATTTAGACCACGCTCTGGAATCAACAAAGCAAGAAATTTTCCTGGTACATATTTGCATCATGCTAACATAGATATGGCTAGCAGACCAAGATACTACATGGCTGATAAGAATGATGGATTTAAATATTGGACATCATTTAGAACTGAAGATGGTTTAGAGTATGGAGTTGCAAACAAAGTAGTTAATGGACAAATAGCCCTAGAAGATGCAGCACCATTTGTTGTTTATACAGACCCAATTCCAGCAAATAGACTTGTCGTCAAGATGCAAACACATATTGGGACTGTAGATCTTGGTAGCATGACTTATGATTCTAAAGTAATCTCAGACCCACTATTTGGAAATTCTAACAAATCAACACCAGTAAAGTGGAAGATTCAGTATCTTAGTGGTACAAGTTGGCTAGATGCAATCTCATTTGACTCATCTTCTGTTAGAAGAGATGGTTCCCCCATCATTGGTTCTGATGGATACGTTGAGTTATCTTACGGGCTAAAGGTTCCAGATAAGTATAGAAACACATTTACTTTTGCAGACACAGTTCCATCTGAATCTTTGTTACCAAAAAATAATATTCAGGGGTATGCGTATCTTGTTTTGCCATCAGAAAATGTTCCTGGAACATACCATATCTGGCATGACAATAAATATGAGACATTTTCACCAGAGTACGGATGGCAGTTGTTAGATCAAGAAGTTAACAGGCTAACTAACTTTGTTACAGACTTGACCTCCCCATCAACATTTCGACAGTTAGATAATGGTACATATAAGTATAGAGAGTTTGAATACATTCGTGGCGTTAGGGTTGTTGTTGATTCAATGACAAAGAATGATGCAACTTTTGACTTGATTGAAATATCTCCAAGACTTACTGTTGACCTAACAGATAAAGTAACTGAATACTCAATAACAAAAAGTGCTTCAGATCTTGGCGTGAGTGGAATGCCAGTTGGACAACTATTAGCATCAACTGGAAATGTAACCATCTTTGATCATGATGATTCATTTAGTCCAAATAATACAAATAGTATTATTCAGAATTATATTTCTAGACATATTCAATTTAAGTTTTATGAAGCAATTCTAGATGTCTCTGGGTATGATTATTATATTCCAATCAAAACGCTATACTCAGAAAACTTTCCAAAAATATCAAATTCATCTAGAACGGTTAGCCTAGAATTAAGAGACCTTTTCTTTTACCTAGAGTCCACTCTTGCACCACAACTACTTCTAACTGACACATCTACAAGTTCAGCCGTAGCACTGCTCCTTGATAGTGTTGGTTTTGCAAACTATACATTTAGAAGAGTAGAGGATGAGCCAGAGGTAACAATTCCATATTTCTTTATCCCACCAGACACAAGCGTAGCACAGATACTTCAGCAAATTGCGGTTTCTACACAAACAGCAATGTTCTTTGATGAATATAATAATTTTGTAACAATGAGCAAAAACTATATGATGCCATCAGAGTCAGAAAGAGAAACAGACACCACTCTGATTGGAACTATTGACTATGCAAAAGATGGGGCAATTAAAAATAAACATACAAATACCAAACTTTCAAACATCATTGAACTGACTGATCAAAGTTCTCAGGTGTATAACGATGGATCGATTAACTATACCTCTAGATATATTCAGAAGACAGTTGGTTCTATTAAGCAAGCAAGCATGATTGATATTGACAAGGCATGGGTTTATAAGCCAGTTCTATTGTGGGAAGTTGCTGGCACAGAAAATACTAAGTCAATGAATAACGAGGTTGGTAATCAGTCCTCCTATGTTCTTGGCGCAATTGCTTTGAATTCAGAACTAACAAAGACAGAGCCAAAGGTTGTTAACAATCAGGTAGTAAATAATACTATTGATTTCGGAGAGTCCGTTTACTGGATGACTAGGTACAATGGTTACTTTTATGCAAACGGAGAAGTTATTAAGTTTGATGCAGTTCAGTATAATGTTCCTGGCTATGGCAATGTTTGGATCAGCGATGTTCAAGAGTATCAGAATTATTTTTCTAAGTTAAAATTTGGTGGAAAGATTTACCCAACAGGCCTTGTAAGAATCTATTCAGAACCAAATTACATCGAGTCTGGTGGAGTGCTCAAACTTAAAAACGGTCCTGTTGCCAAGCATGGAAGAGGTCAGTTTGGAACACCAATTGTAAATCATCCTGCTGGACTATCTGCAAGTTGGACGGACAACTCTAATGTAAGAGGATGTACGATGTTTGGAGATCGACTATTTACAACAATGGCTACAACCTTACCAGAAAGCACTGAAGGTCTTTCAGTTCCATCAGCAAATGAAGTCGGAGCAGGTAAAACAGCATTTTTAAATGTAGGATCGTTGCCAGAAAAAGATCCACTGACTAGCGATATTTTAGCAAGGCAGTCAACACGTAATGGAGTAATTAAAAACTTCATGTCTTCAACGCAGGTAGACCAGTCTATAGTGAATACAATTCAGAACACACAGGCTGGAACAGTTCAATCATCTGCATTAGTTATTAATGGTCCAGCACTCACTACTTTCCCAAAGCCAAGAGATTTTATTTCATATGTGTATAAGCCACTATCTGATAAGTATAAGCATTTTGGAACAAGAATGAGAATCATTGGCAGAATTGATAGCAGTGATCAGAAGGGGCAGACAGCAACTGGAAGCGATATCTATTACACTCTTCCTGGATCAACTCCAGATCAGTTTATAAGTATTACTGGTGGTTCTGGCGGTTTAGCAGTTATGGTTAATCCAGACACAAATGTTGGTTACTACTTTGAACTTGCAGCACTAGGCATATCAACATCTCCAAAATCTACTAAACCACAAAATGTAAATAATGCTTTCTTTTATAAAATAATGAAAGATGAAAATGGAAATGGTGTTCCAGTAAAACTTTGGGAGGGCCTTGGAAATATTGTCGTAGATGATGGAAACTTTGTAGGCCAGTATAGAGTTACAGCGGAGCAAAATCCAACGGTATACGATCTGTCAGTAGAGTACCAGGAGATTGGTAGCATAAGAAGATTTTATCTATATATAAACAATACATTGGTAAAGACAGTAGATGATGCTAACCCACTACCTGCATATAACAATATGGCAATGTTTGTTAGAGGCTCTGCGAAGGTTATGTTTGAAAATATATATGCATTAACAAACAATTATTCTCAAAACACCTCGTACGCCCTAGATACTCCAGTCGCATCCATCTTTGATGCGTCTGAGATTAATGCAAATGATTCATTTAGAAAATATGCAATGAGTGGAATGATTCAGGGCACATATTTATCTGGTATTGGATCAGCAGAGCCACCAAAGTACAAACTGTATTTTGATGAGTTTGGTACAATTATGAGAGAAGCAGCAGCGTTTAATATCAGATATGATAAGGCCTACCCAGCACTATACGCTAAACTATCTCCTACCTTTAATAGTATAAAGGGGTACACAGTTTCTGGGTTTAGGGCTGGTTCCTATGGTGCAGAGTTTATGGTTTTTAATGCAACTGATACGGCACTTAGCCTAGATGAGCAGTCTGGAAACTATCTTAGAATACAGGGTGTTACCTTTACACAGGCTTCTCAAGGTGTCTTAAAGGTTGATGACTATTTTTCAAAATATTCAAGTATGTCAGATCCAACAATTGAAAATAACACAGTTGCTATATCCCCTTTTAAGGTTTCAAAAGATTATGAAGATATCAAGTTAAGCAGAATGACATACGGCAAAAAGGATTTCTCCCTTGATGTTCCGTATGTTCAATCACAAGATGATGCAACAAACTTAATGAAGTGGATAATCTCAAAGGTAATGAAGCCAAGAAAGTCTATGGGTGTTAAGGTATTCTCTATGCCAACTATTCAACTTGGAGATATAGTCAAGGTTGACTATGTTGAAAATGGTGTTGATAAGGGTGGGCAGGGTAGATATGTTGTATATAATATTCAGTATTCAAGAACCAGTGCAGGACCAGATATGACTTTATTCTTAAGTGAGGTGATTTAATGGCAACAGATGCAACAGCAGACACACCAACTAGTACCAGTAGCACTATTACTGATGGTGTTAAGATTGCTACTCCAGATTTATTTATTTTTAAAGATGAGGTAGTCCCTATAGAAACAATGACAGATCTAATATTTGAAGATATTGGTGGTCATGAACTTATTACTATTTCTAGAAATGATATTATTGCTGGACAGAATATCTCTTATCAGCCAATTAAAAATTTGTCAAATTTATACTTGCAATATAATCCACAAAATATTGTTGCCCTGCAGGATACATCAGATACATTTTTTAAGAACTACACGATTAAGTTTGAGTCTTCTATCCCAGAATCTGGAACTGGACCAAATGGTGAGATAGTCTATATAGATCCAGACTCAGGCGATCTTGTGATCAATGTTACTAATCTAGACTCGTATGAGCAGGTAGAGGTTCAGGTTCTAACTGGGTGGACAAGATTTAATGATACAATATATGAGGTGAATAATTAATGATAACTAATAACGGTAAGCAGATTATTGCAAAATATTTGATTGGGCAAACTCCATCTTTTGCGTCCCACATTGCTGTTGGATGTGGCAGAAAGCCACTGAGACATGTAAATGTTGGAATAACTAATATTGAGATAGTTAACGGTGTAGCATTTGTTACTACTGACGTAGAGCATGGATTTGCAAATGGTCAGTTGCTGACTATTAGTGGTACTTACCTACCAAATGAATCCAACTCTTTGAACGGCAACTTCGTTGTTCTTGATGCCCTCTCAAGCGAATCCCTTAGCGGGACTATTTGGAACAGATTTTCTATAAATGCTCCATCAGGTTTTTCTGATGATGATGTCCCACAGTTTTCAAGTTTTGCAAGGGCCATGGTTAATTTTGAATCTCAAGAAGATTTAGAGTTTGAAATGTTTCGTGTTCCAATATCTTCAAGAGGATATGTCACAGAAAATGGAGTATCAAAAATAGTCTTCACTGCAGAACTTCCAACGGAAGAACGATACGGAATGAGTGAGATTGGCGTTTTCTCCGCAGGAGCAAATCCATCTGCTGGAATCTATGATAGTCGTGTGCTGTATTCCTTTGTTGAAAGCGAAAATTGGGAGTATCATTCTCAGTCATCTTCTACTAGCATTCCTTCAAAAACTGCACCATTGGATGCTGGAGGGTCTACAGATGTAATTAGCGTTACTGAGCCAGTATTTCAGACAACTTCGGATAACAGAATTTTTACAAGCACAGATAGAATTAATAGAAACGAAGTTGGAAGATTTGTTAATAATACAATCTTAATGGCAGGAGATACGGCAAAACTAGTTGTTGAAAATGATGACACACTGTCTTTAGATAGTCAATATTCTTCAACACACATACACCTAGATGGAATTTCAACAGACTTTAATAAGCAATCACCGAAAGATGAATTAAGATTAGCATTTTCTGTTGTGAATAAAATAGGTGGTAATGAGTCAGCGATTCCTAGCCAGGTTCTAATGTTATTAGAATTTTCTTCTGGTCACGGATTAGATTCATCAAGTGCTAAGTTTGAAGTCAATATGGAGCACCTATCGCTAAAGAATCATACAAATAACTTTAATACAAATAGATACTTTGTGGTTAAAAAAGAACTTCAGGATCTAATTAAAACTCAGGACTTTTCTTGGGACTCTGTTACATTGTTAAAAATTTATGCATGTGTACTGGATTCAGAAGGTGAGCCATCGCCGAACTACTATGTTGCACTTGATGGGCTTAGGCTGGAGAATAAGGCATCCATTAATCCACTATATGGATTAACTGGGTATTCTGTAATTGCAAATCAAACGGAAAGAGCAATTATCAAAGAACAAAACACAACAAACTATGTTGAGTTTAGAACTAATATTGGTATATCATAATGGCAGGGCCAAGAGTAAAAAAGGTCATCATATCTAAAAATGATCTGCCAGCAGTAGGACCAAACAATGATTATTTAGTTAGATATAGGATTGTGTCAGAAGACAAGAACAGATCTTCACACTGGTCGCATATGTGGAGGCTTGCTGCACAACCTGTTTCACCAGGAACTGGCGGGGTAGAGTTGAGAGATTCTATGATCACTACAACGTGGCAAGACACCGTTAGCCCATCTGACAAGAAGACTTATGATATTCTTATTAGCGTAGATGGCGGCGAATGGAGTTATGTTGGATCTACACAGGAGCACACTTTTACTTTTATTAAGCCCACTATCGAATCAGAGATTTCTATAGTAGTTCAAGTTGAAAGTTATTTAAAAATCTACAGCACTGATCTTATTATCTTTGTTCAGACCGTTGTGGTATAATTGATTAGGAGAGTATAATGGCAAAAATTTCATTACCAGAGCGTGGACAACCACTAGATGTTTCATATATTAGCAGACTAGCCTCTGCAATCAATGATCTGTCTGAAACAGCAGCACCTTCTTTATATAAATACTTTATGGTAGACACTAAGACCGCTGCAAAGCAAAGTGTAAAGATTGCTGAGTCTAGAATCCTTGGTGCCTACATTGAGGTTGCAACATCTGCAAGCCGAAGCAAGGGTATCAGCGTAGACTTCTCATATGATTTTTCTGGTTTTAAGTATGCACCAATTGTAACGGCAACTCCGCAGATTGTAGGAAATGCAACATCTGCTGGAAAGAATGTTTCTGTTGTTATTAAGTCTGTAACAACATCTAAGGTTGAAGGGTCTGTAATCTTTAATGAAAGTGGAGATGTCGCAGTCGCAGTTAACCTTATTATCATTGGAATACCAAACTAATGCTAAAATGTAAAAAGTGCAAAGGAAGAATGTTTGTTGATCGACAATACAGTAGCATTTCTCACTTAGAAACTTACTGCATCCTATGTGGTCACAGAGATTTCTTTGATCCACCACAAAATTCAACGGAGGGGCAATGGCTCTTAAAAAAGGAAGCGTTGAGAGCGAAGGCTACAATCTCGCCCCTGTAATCCCTGGTAACAAAAAGGTCTGGTTTCTTAATGGAAGCCTTGTTCGCATTCATCATTTAAATAGATCTAATGGAATAATGTCTGTTTATAATATCACGCATGATAGGATAGAAAGTTGTCTAATTAGTGATTTTAAAAAAAAGAGGGAACGTGCTTATACAGTTGGAGAAACTGCTGAATTATTAAATAGACATAAAAAGTATTTACCAAGATTAATGAAAAGCGGTGCAATACCAAAACCAATGGGGTCACAAAAAGGTGGTGCAACTGGGTGGCAAGTTCGATCATACTACTCTGAGTCGCAAGTACGAGAGATACGTGATATACTTGCTACGTACCATATTGGTAGACCAAGAAAAGATAAATTAATAACAAATGATTCAACCCCTAGTGTGCAAGAGTTGACACGGCGTATGGGGGACGGTATAATTACATATACGAAGACAGAAGATGGACGGTTTGTTCCAATTTGGAGTGAATCTATTTAACGAAGGGTATGAAATGGAAAACGATTCAACAAAGGTATCTGTAACACTAGGGTACACACTTAATCTAGGAAACTTTCAGTCTTTGCGACTTGACCTTGGTGTTGTAGATGCAAAGCGTGATGGAGAAAATACAGAGCAGGCTTTTGAGCGTGTCTACAAGTTCGTTGAGGACAAGTTGACAGAAAAGATCAAGGAAGCACAATCGGAGGCTGCAGAAGCATAATGGCAGAACGCAAAGACCGTATGGCTTTGCTTTCACGCTATAGCAAGTTTCATACTGCAAAGTATGAGCAAAAGCCATCACTAAACCTAAATGTAGAGCAATGGGCAGCAGATGCCCTTATTGAGTCATATGGAATAGGAGCCTGTTATGATGTTCTTGAGTATTACTTTAGTGTTGCTCAGTCTCCTTCTTGGAATTACTTTGCATACAATACAGAAAAAATATTACAAGCAAGACTAGATAAACAAAGAGATGATGAAGAGAGAGCAGAGCGTAGACGAATGGCAAAGGAGTGGCTAAGTGAATAATACAGAAGCAAAAGTAATCTCCGCAGTCCTACAAGACAAGCAGGTTCATGTTTTGCTACAGGCGAATATTGATAACTTGCTTCGAACCCACAATGATGTTTGGGAGTTTATCCGTAACTACTTTGAGCACAATAGTGCTGTTCCTCCAGTATCTCTAGTTGTAGAAAAGTTCCGTGACTTCTCCCCTATTGAGGGTATTGGAGCAACCAAACACCATCTGGAAGAGTTGCAGACAGAATATCTAAACGATAGCCTAAAGGATATTCTTCGTTCCGCTGCAGGTGATGTTCAGTCAGGAAATGGAAATGCTGCACTTGACAACCTAATTACACAAACATCAGAGTTGAAGAAGAATACTTCAGCAATTCGTGATATCGATGTAACAGATCTAGAGTCTGCTCTTGCATACTTTGAGCACCTTAAGGAGCAAAAGTTGCTTGGTCATGTTGGTATCAAAACTAACTTGCCAGGGTTTGACAACTACCTTCCTTCTGGAATTATGCCTGGACAACTTGGTGTGTTCCTTGCTTATCCTGGTATTGGTAAATCATGGATGGCACTATACTTTGCGGTACAGGCTTGGAAGCAAGGCAAGTCTCCACTAGTAATCTCACTTGAAATGAGTGAGACAGAAGTTCGCAACCGTGTATTCACAATCATGGGTGAAGGACTTTGGTCACACCGCAAGTTGTCAAATGGTGAAGTAGAAATGGATACACTTAAGGAATGGCACAAGCGTCATCTAGAGGGTAAGCCAGAGTTCCATATTATTTCTAATGATAATGGTGGAGAGATTAACCCATCTGTACTTCGTGGAAAGATTGATCAATACAAACCAGACTTCGTAATTGTGGACTACCTACAGTTGATGAGCCCAAACCAAAAGGCTGATAACGAAACGGTAAAGATGAAGAACCTTTCAAGAGAACTTAAACTTATGGCCATTGGAGAAGAGATTCCCCTAATTGCTATTTCATCTGCTACACCAGATGATGTTAATGATCTTAGTGGTGTTCCTACACTTGGACAGACTGCTTGGTCTAGACAGATCGCATACGATGCTGACTGGGTTATTGCCCTTGGTCGTGCAACCAATAGCGATGTGATTGAGTGTGCATTTAGAAAGAACCGTAACGGATTTATGGGAGACTTCCTAGTACAGGTTGACTTTGATAGAGGATACTATAGATACAAGGATTTTGAAGATAAGTAGGTATAATATGCTTTATGGAAAGATATCACCATAAGCAGATTAAAAAGTTTAACCTCAGCGGGGTTATCCATGATGAGTCTGCTATTGGTAGATTAAAAATTGAATATATCAGATTAGTTACATCAGAAATGAGGCTTTCGGGTTGCGTTCCAAGATTTGACCTGGAGCCTGATTTCACGGTAGACTATGATGAAAAGAAAAAAACATTTGAGTTTGAGTTAACATTATATGGAATTTATGTAGGGAAAAGGAAAGCAGAATGGATAGCAGGGGTAGACGGGTACAAAGCAATACATATACCAAGGAACAAATCAAAAGAGTCCTTACGGGAACAGGTGTAACAATTGAGTCAGAGATTGACTCAGACTACATCGTTTTTTGTCCATACCATAACAACAACAGAACTCCTGCTGGAGAAGTAGACAAATTTAACGGTACATTCTTTTGTTTTTCTTGCCACCATGTTGCAAACCTTATAGAGTTTGTTATGCATATGTCTGGCAGAACATACTTTGAGGCAATCAGGTATATCAAAGGAAAAGAAACTGAGCAAGATCTTGAAAGAGATATCAATCAAAAACTTATTGTTAAGCCAGACTTTGTTCCATATGACGAATTAATTTTAAAAAGATTAAATAATAATCTATCATCATCGGATAGAGCCAAAGATTACTTTAAGTATAGAAAGATTGAGCCATCGTCTTGGGCTAAGTTTTCTCTTGGCTATTCGGAAAAACAGGACATGGTTACGGTTCCAGTTCATAGTCCAGACGGTATTCCAGTTGGGTTTGTTGGTCGTTCAATCGAGGGTAAGGAGTTTAAGAACACTCCAGGATTACCAAAGGCAAAGACACTGTTTAACTTAAATAGAGTAAAGACAGCAGATAAGGTTTATGTAGTTGAATCATCATTTGATGCCATTAGACTTGATCAAGTTGGCTTCCCAGCAGTAGCAACATTGGGGGCTAATGTCTCTAACATACAAATAGAATTGCTTCAAAAGTACTTCAATAACATTATCGTTATTGCAGATAATGATGAGGCAGGAGGAAATATGAAAACTAAGATAATTGAAAAACTTGGTTCTCGTGTATCCGTTATACAACTAAATAAACAATATAAAGATATAGGCGACATGGATGACAAGTCAATTAAAGAACTAGATTATGAGTTTGACAAGTCAATACTATCCATGCTAAACTAATACATAACAACACAAAAGGAGCAATACAATGAGCGTAATTAAGGGTCTTAAGGACATTAGCGCACTACTCGACAAGCCAAAGTTTGAAAGCACAGGACAAAAGGTTCGTTGGGTTAAGTTAGCAGACGGCCAATCTGCTAAGATTCGTTTCGTTGAGGAATTGGATCAAGATTCAGCACACTACAATGAGGCCCGTGGCCTTTCAGTTGTAGTATCAGAACACACAAACCCAAAGGATTACAAGCGTAAGGCTGCTTGTACTATTGATTCAGAGGGTCGCTGCTTCGGTTGCGAAATGGCAAAGAAGGAACCTAAGTCTGGCTGGAGAGCACGACTTCGTTTCTACTGCAACGTTCTTATCAATGACGGCACAGAAGATGCTTACATCGCTGTATGGTCACAGGGTATTTCAAAGCAGTCAGCATTCAACAACATTCGTGAGTATGCACTTGATACAGGTAGCATCTCAAACCTTGAGTGGAAGTTAAAGCGTAATGGACAGGGAACTGAAACCAACTACACACTTCTACCTTCAAAGCCAGATACAGAACCATTTGTATGGGATGGCTTTGAATACTTCAACCTAGAAAAGGTTGTCCGTGAGGTTCCTTACCCAGAGCAGGAAGCATTCTACTTTGGGTTTGACACTCCATCCGTTACCAGCACGAATATCGACTGGTAATAAATGAGTTACGTAGGCTTACACGTACATACCCACTATTCCCTCTTTGACGGAATCGCTACTCCAGAAGAATACATTGACCGTGCAGTTGAGTTAGGGATGCCAGCAATTGCCATCACTGACCACGGTACTTTATCTGGGCATAGGGAACTGCACCGTATTGCAAAAGCGAAGGGTATTAAGCCTATACTTGGTGTAGAAGGCTATATGTGTCAAGATAGATTCGATACAAGAGATAAGTCTGAAAGAGACGGAGACCTTGATCTAGTCTACAACCATATAGTCCTTCTCGCCAAGAACCAAATTGGTTTAGAGAACCTTAATAAGATTAATGAGATTGCGTGGACAGAAGGATATTTCAAGAAGCCAAGATTTGACTTTGAAATTCTTGAAAAATACTCAGAGGGTATTATTGTTACCTCTGCATGCCCAAGTAGCGTACTTGTAAAGGCACTTGAGAACAATGAGTTTGCCATTGCTAAGAAGCACATCGAATGGTTTAAACGAGTATTTAATGATGATTACTATATTGAGGTTATGCCACACAATGAGGCAGAAATCAATAAGCAGTTAATTCAGTTGGCTGATGAGTTTGGCGTACAGGTTGTTGTTACACCTGACTGCCACCATAGTTCAGCAGATCAGAAGGAGATTCAAGAATTTAAACTTCTTCTTAATACCCATGTCAAGATTGACAAGGAACATACTTTTGAGAAGTCCAAGAAGTATACAGACATGATGGAACGCCTAGATTATCTATATGGTCATGACCGTCAGATTACATTTAATGAGTTTGATATTCACCTTCTTTCATATGAAGAGATGAAGTCAGCAATGGAAGCACAAGGTATTGACCGTCCTGACATTTACTCTAATACACTTGCTATTGCAGAAAAAGTTGGGGATTATGGAATACAAGAAGGCCTAGACCTTCTACCAGTACAATACAAGCACCCAGATAAAGAACTTAGAGAACTTGCACTTGCTGGATTAACAGAGCGTGGAGTAGACTCGCAGGAGTATTTAGATAGACTAGATGAAGAGTTAAAGGTAATTAAAGATAAGAAGTTTGCACCATACTTCCTAGTTGTACGAAGCATGATTAACTGGGCAAAGAAGGAAGATATTATGGTTGGTCCAGGTCGTGGATCAGCAGCAGGTTCATTGCTCTGTTACTCACTAGGAATTACAGACATTGATCCAATCAAACATGGTCTTCTGTTTTTCCGATTTATCAACCCAGAGCGTAACGACTTCCCAGATATTGATACAGATATTCAAGACTCTCGTCGTGAAGAAGTGAAAGATTATCTAGTTAGACAGTATCGACATGTTGCATCTATTGCTACATTCCTTTCGTTTAAGGATAAGGGTGTTGTAAGAGATGTTGCACGAGTATTAAATATTCCTCTAACAGATGTTAATAAGGTTTTAAAGTTAGTAGATACATGGGATGACTTCTGTAACTCAAAGTCAACAAGAGAGTTCCGTGAAAAGTATCCAGAGGTTGAAATCTACGGAGAGCAACTCCGAGGTCGCATTCGTGGAACAGGTATTCACGCTGCAGGTGTTGTAACATCTAAGGACCCAATCTTCCGATTTGCACCAATGGAAACAAGATCTTCTACTGGAAGCGATGAGCGCATTCCCGTTGTCGCTGTTGATATGGAAGAGGCAGAGCGTATTGGGCTAATCAAGATTGATGCCTTGGGACTGAAGACACTTTCAGTTTTAAAGGACACACTTGATATTATTGAAGAGCGAGATGGAAAGAAGATTGATCTTCTTAAGATTGATATGGACGATAAGAATGTTTATCAAATGCTATCTGACGGGTATACAAAGGGTGTCTTCCAGTGTGAAGCAACACCATATACAAACCTTCTCGTTAAGATGGGTGTCAAAAACCTAGCAGAACTTTCTGCTTCTAATGCTCTTGTTCGTCCTGGTGCAATGAACACAATTGGAAAAGACTACATTGCCATTAAGCATGGTCGCCAGAATCCAAACTACAAGCACCAAGTTATTAAATCATTTACGGAGGAAACATATGGCTGTATTCTTTACCAGGAACAAGTTATGCAAGCATGCGTACAACTTGGCGGTATGTCCATGTCGGAGGCAGATAAAGTCCGTAAGATCATTGGAAAGAAAAAAGATGCTAAAGAGTTTGATGTGTTTAAGGATCAGTTCGTTAAAGGGGCTTCTCAATACATTTCGCCGAATCAGGCTCTAGATCTATGGCATGACTTTGAGGCTCACGCAGGGTACTCATTCAACAAGTCACACGCTGTAGCATACTCAACACTCTCATACTGGACAGCATGGTTGAAGTACCATTATCCACTAGAGTTTATGTACTCACTACTTAAGAATGAAAAGGATAAAGATGCAAGAACTGAATACCTCATTGAAGCGAAGCGAATGGGCATTTCGATTAAACTGCCACATATTAACGATTCGGATATTGATTTTAAAATTGAAGGCAAGGGTATTCGGTTTGGACTATCAGGCATTAAGTTCATCTCTGATAAAATTGCAGAAAGATATATTGCATCTCGCCCGTTCCTATCCTACAAAGAACTTGAAGAGTTTACCTTTACAAAGGGTAACGGGGTTAATTCTAGGGCTCTTCAAGCATTAAGAGTTATTGGAGCAGCAACTTTCCAGGATAATCCTAGAAACGATGCAGAGATCAAAGAGCATCTATACGAGTATCTCAATCTCCCAGAGTTTAACATCTCTGTTCCATCTCACTATCATGCTTTTATTACGCCTGCAGAGGACTATGAGGAAAAGGGTTCATTTATTCTCATGGGGATGGTTAAGGGTATCAAGAGAGCAAAGGGATGGTCAAGAGTAGAGTTACTAGATAAGACAGGAAGCGTAGGAATTTTTGATGACGAAAACAGTGCTATTGAGGCAGGTATCTCGTATATTGTTTTGGCTAATGACAATAGGATTGTTTCTGCAGTCCCTGTTGATCAAATAAAGGGTTCTGATTCAGCACTGATTAAATTCTTAAATTATAAAATGTTACCATACAAAGATGATGACATGTTTGTAGTTTCTTTTAACCCAAGAATTACTAAGGCTGGAAAGAAGATGGCATCTCTTACATTAGCAGATGCTTCAAGAGAACTTCATTCTGTTACAGTATTTCCAACGGCATTTGCCAAGGCATACATGAAGATAGAAGAAGGCAACACATACAAGTTTAGTTTCGGAAAGACTAAAGATGGAACAGTTATATTGGAGGATGTAAATGCTTGACAACATGGCAACTGAGTTGCACAAGAATGCAGTAGTGAAGGGCTTTTGGCCTGAAGTGGAAGATGTAGATGATATCTTTGTTGCAAAACAATTGATGATGATCGTGTCTGAAGTTGTTGAAACAATGGAGGCTATTCGCAAAGATAAGGGTGAAGAAGAAATCACAAAGGAATTTGCTGATATTATTATCCGCACACTTGATCTTTATGCAGGAGTTGTTGAAGCAGGGTATACTAAGTTATCTCTAGACGAAGCCTTAAATGAAAAGGTTGAATTTAATAAGTCTAGACCAGAGAAGCATGGAGTTCGATTCTAATGACCGTAACAATTGAAGATGTACTGGCTCAACTTAATCCTAAGTTGCGTAAGACTATTATGTCTGGTGATTCTATACCACCAACAGAATATGCAATCACCCCTAGTGTCGGTCTGAACCGTGCTCTAAACGGTGGACTGCCCTATGGTAGGCAAGTACTCATTTGGGGCTCAAAGTCGTCTGCAAAGTCCTCTCTATGCCTCCAGATGATTGGTCTGGCACAGAAGGAAGGAAAGATCTGTGCTTGGATTGATGCTGAAATGTCATATGATAAGTCTTGGGCTGAAAAACTTGGGGTAGATACTTCAAAGTTGATCGTATCTCAGTGCAGAACTATTAATGAAATGGTAGATATTGGCACTAGCCTAATGCAGGCTGGAGTAGATATGATTGTTGTTGACTCAATCACATCATTGCTACCAGCAATTTATTTTGAAAAGGATTCAGATGAACTCAAGCAACTTGAAAACACAAAACAAATTGGTGCAGAGTCTCGTGACTTTAGCAACGCATGGAAGATGATTAACTATGCTAATAATAAAGTTAAGCCAACTCTGTTTGTCCTTATTAGTCAAAGTCGTAATAATATTTCTGCTATGTATACTAGCCAGCAGCCTACTGGTGGTCAGGCTACTAAGTTCTATTCTTCAACAGTTATTAAACTGTTTTCGTCAGAATCAGATAATCAAGCAATTAAGGGTAAGATTCACGTTGGTGACAAACTTATTGAAGAAAAGATTGGTCGCAAAGTTCGTTGGGAATTACAGTTCTCTAAGACATCGCCTGGTTTCCAAAGCGGAGAATATGATTTTTATTTCCGTGGAGACGATGTTGGTATTGATAGTATTGGCGACCTTGTTGACACTGCTGAGTTGGCGGGACTAGTTAATCGAACTGGTGCTTGGTATCAACTAGAAGATGGCACAAAGGTACAGGGTAGAGAAGGTTTTGTTAACCGTGTCAAGGAAGACTTGGATTTGCAAGATAGCCTAAGAAAGCAACTCAATGGCTAACTATACTGTTTATAATGGTCAGTTCTTATGTCATACCTGCAAGGTGGAGGTAAAAACTTTAAGACTATATCCAGATACAAAAATTGCAACATGGATGTGCAAAGATAAGCACTTAACAAGTGTTAGTTTTAATAAGAGAAAGAAGAGTGATTTTGAGCGAGAGGAGTGAGTCTAAGCGCATCGGCGCAAAGCAACACAAGAACTCAGGACGAAACACTCACAAGGGGGATGCTACTTGGAGAAATTTTACGGTTGACTTCAAAGAGTACCCAAAAGGCATTACCATTAGCAAAGAGATTTGGGCTAAGGCTGTTACTGATGCTATCAGGAACGGTAATGATCCAGCAATATTTTTGGTACTAGGCGAGGGTAATGCCAAGGTAAGACTTGCAGTAATAGAGGTGGACATGCTAGAGCAACTAACTGAGGAGGAATCATGACAGAACAACAAACAACTTTAGAGATGGTAAACGGTCTTGCAGAAATTGCAGAGTATATGGATGACAAAGAGTTGACGGAGGCGCTTACTTTTATTGCCAAGATTATTATTAAGCCAGATATCCCTACTCAGGTTGCTACCATAGAGATAGTCCGACTACAGGCAATCGCAGCAAAGATGTCCTTGAAGGCTACTTGGATGGCTAATGTGGACAAGTCTGATCGTGGAAAGAAGAATCTTTACTATACTTCAGCAGAAGCAATAAATAATCTAGTCTCTGCTTTAAAGTACATAACCCGATAATCTGCTATACTTATACTAATAGAAACGAGAAACAAATGACAAAAAGTTTATTACAGCAGGTTATGTTGAAGAGAGAACCAAAGCGAGAGTCCTTCCTTGATACTGACGCCTTAATTGAAAAAATTAATTCTGGCTATACTGTTAACAGAGTTGACAAGCATACACAGAAGAAAACGTTTGCTCCATCAACAATTGCTTACTCTCATGGAGAGTGCCCAAGATATTGGTACCTAGCATTTGATGGTCAAACATTCGAAGACAATGCAGATGCATACGGTGCTGCTAACATGACAGCAGGAACGAAGTCTCACGAAAGAATTCAAGAAGCCATGGCAAATGTGCCAGATGGATTCTTAGTCGACTCAGAATTTAAAATTACTTATCCTGACCCACCGATCTTTGGGTATGGTGATGTAATGCTTAACTGGGAAGGCGAAGAACTTCTTGGTGAAATCAAGACAATGCTTAACGAAGGGTTCGAGTATCGTAAGGCTGCAATGAAGCCAAAGACAGGCCACCTAATACAGTTGCTTATCTATATGAAGATTCTAAAGAAAGCAAAAGCAGTACTAATTTATGAGAACAAAAATAATCACGAACTGCTGGTTTTGCCAGTAGAAGTAAACGATCATTACCGTCGGTGGGTAGACCAGGCATTTGATTGGATGCGAGAAGTTCGCAAGGCATGGACAGATAGAACCATTCCTAAGAAGAATTATAGATCAAATTCAAAGATCTGTAAGACTTGTCCAATTCAAAAGGCTTGTGCATCAGCAGATGCAGGAGACATTAAAATTAATTCTCTGGAGCCATTGAAAGATGAAACATTGTAATTGGTGCGATTCGCAGTTTGAGACTTCAATAAGTTATCAAATCTATTGTTCGCAAGAATGTAGAGAGTCTGCTACAAAAGAAAAGATTGCTGCTAGGTATATCCATATACGAAGGCAAAAGCGTAAAGATAAAGATAGAAGGTGCAAGTCTTGCAACAACAAACTTTCTATCTACAACGATGAGTCTTTGTGTATGGAATGTACCATCAATCCTACAGATGTAACTAAGACATTAAAGCAGATCAAGAGGTTGATAAATGGTACAGAATAAGTGGGGCATTGAGGTCCAGCCAGAAAGAATTTGTGCTATTGACGCTAGTACAAATAGTCTTGCGTATGCTACCTTTCATGGAGGACACCTAAAAGAGGTTGGCAAAATTAACTTTGAAGGTAAAGATATTTATGAGAAGGTTATTGATGCTGGGAGAAAGTCTAGAGGTTTGTTTGAGCATATTGTAAATGTAGATGCAATTGTTATTGAGCATACAGTATTCATGAATAGTCCTAAGACCGCTGCTGACCTTGCATTAGTTCAAGGTGCCCTTCTCGGTGCAGCAGGTCAGTCAGGGATTAGAACCATTGGTAAGGTTGCTCCAATTACCTGGCAAAACTTTATTGGCAATAAGAAGATTTCTAAGGATGAAAAACTATATATTAAATCACAGAATCCTGGAAAGTCTGAATCATGGCTTAAGGGGTATGAGAGAGAGTTGCGAAAGCAGAGAACAATTAACTTTATTAACATCCAGTATGATAAGGCTATCACTGATAATGATGTGGCAGATGCTTGTGGTATTGGTCATTGGGCTGTAAAGAACTGGGGCAAAGCAATGGGAGTTGACAAATAATACCATGGCTGCTAAACTATATACATCAGAGGCTTTTATGCGTAAGCGTTATCTTATGGATAAGAAGACTCCAGAAGAAATTGCAAAGGAGTGCGGTGTGAGTCTAGAGACAATCTATGTATACCTTGCAAAGTTTGGTTTAAGGAAGTCAAAAAGATGAGCATAAAAGACAATAACCATATTGCTAAAAGTTTCTTTACACCAGAAGAAGTTCTAGAGTTGAAGAAGATAATTTACTCTTACTATAACTCAAGACCAAAAGCACCAGTAGATTTAGATAAAATAAAAACAGATGGATATCCAAAAGATACAGTAATGATTCAAGACTGGTCTGGAAGATCTAGTTTTAGAATAACAGACATGCTACCAAGTAACATTATTAAAAAGTTAGAAGACTATGTTGAGGGCTATGGAGCAGAACTTGACTGGTATAGTTTTACATTTGTTAGGTATTCAAATGAGTTCGGAACTCCAAATCTTGGCCCGCATCTAGATGAGCATGATACAAACTTTACTATTGACTATCAGTTAGAGTCAAACACATCTTGGAGTGTTGTTGTAGAAGGTAAAGAGTATGATTTGTCAGATAACGATGCAGCCGTCTTCAGTCCATCTGAGCAGGTTCATTGGAGAAATCCAAAAAGGTTTGCAGATGGAGAGTATGTAGATATGATTTTGTTTTATTTTACAGTAAAGTCAAACTCAAAAAAGTTGACAGTTGAAGAAAAGATAAAAATATCAAGTCAGTATCAGTCTAGTTATTTTAAAAAAGTGGAGGAACTATGAACGATAAGTTTGTAATTACAGTAGATCAGGTCAATCATCCAGAGCACTACACTAGTGATCCTTCAGGGATTGAGTGTATTCAGATTACCCGTCATCGTAACTTTAATATTGGTAATGCCTTTAAGTACCTTTGGAGGGCAGGACTCAAAGATGAGTCGAAGACAATTCAAGACCTTGAGAAGGCAATTTTCTATATTAAGGATGAGATAAATAGACTAGAGGGAAAGTATGACAACTGAGCAAGACTTAATTAACCATTTAGATCAGGTAAACCTAGTTGTTGAAGAGTACTTAAAGGGTAATGACCCAACACAAATCTCAAAACAGTTAACGATTCCAAGACAAAGAGTCGTCGCCTACATTGATGAGTGGAAGGTCAGCGCATCCAATAATGCTGCTATCCGTGCTCGTGCAAAAGAAGCCCTTGCAGGGGCAGACCAGCACTATGGTATTTTGATTTCAAAATCTTACGAAGTGATTGATGAAGCATCTATGACTAACAACCTTAGTGCAAAGACTGCTGCAATTAAACTTGTTATGGATATTGAGTCTAAGAGAATTGATATGCTACAGAAGGCTGGCTTGTTGGAGAACAAGGAGTTGGCTGATGAGATGATACAGATTGAGAAGCGTCAGGAAGTTCTTGTTGGAATTCTGAAGGATATTGCTTCTACTCATCCAGAGGTAAGAGACTTAATCATGAGAAGACTTTCTTCAATATCAAAAGAAGATGAAGTTATAACAGTGGTGGCAGATGTTTGATGACTTCTTAGAGGCACTTAAAGATAATAACTTTAAGGAAATGCCAGTAAATGCTAAGACTTTTGTTGAAGGCGAAGACTACCTTGGTCAGCCACCACTATCAGACGTCCAGTATGACATCGTTGAGGCCATGAGCCAGATATATAAACTAGAAGATGTTATTGAAATTCTGGGGGAAACAGAAGGAACTAGGTATTATAAGAAGTATACAAAGAATGAGATTATTCTGCAACTTGGCAAGGGATCTGGAAAAGACTTCACATCTACAGTAGCATGTGCATACATTGTATACAAACTTCTATGCTTAAAGGATCCAGCAAGATACTTTGGAAAGCCTTCTGGAGATGCTATTGATATTATTAACGTGGCTATTAACGCTCAACAGGCTAAGAATGTTTTCTTTAAAGGTTTTAAAACAAAGATTGAAAGATCCCCATGGTTTGCAGGAAAGTTTAACGCTAAGGCTGAATCTATTGAGTTTGATGATTCTATCACTGTTTATTCTGGTCACTCAGAACGTGAATCTCATGAGGGTTTGAACCTTATCCTTGCGGTTCTTGACGAGATTTCTGGCTTTGCACAAGAGGTAGGAACTGGCAACGAGCAGGGTAAGACTGCTGACAATATCTATAAAGCATTCCGTGCATCTGTAGACTCTCGTTTCCCAGACCTTGGAAAGGTTGCACTACTTTCATTCCCTCGTTATCCTGGAGACTTTATCTCTCAGAAATACGATGATGTTATTGCTGAGAAAGAAGTAATCAACTATACCCATAAGTTTATTATGAATCCAGATCTTCCAGAAGATGCTACTGGTAACTCCCTTGAAATCAATTGGGATGAAGATACTATTGTGTCTTACAAATACCCAGGAGTGTTTGCACTTAAGCGTCCAACATGGATTGTAAACCCTACAAGAAAGATTGATGACTTTAAGTTAGCATTCTACACAGATCTTGGTGATGCTATGCAACGCTTTGCCTGTGTTCCTACATACTCATCAGATGCATTCTTCAAACAGATTGAAAAAGTTAGAACATGTATGACATTGAGAAACCCTCTTGATCAGTTTAGAAGATTTGATGAAACCTTTAAGCCAGATCCAGATAAGACATATTATATTCACGCTGACCTTGCCCAGAAGCATGACAAGTGTGCGGTAGCAATTGCACATGTGGATAAGTGGGTAAATATTCAGGTAATTAAAGATTATGCACAGGTAGCCCCAGTAGTTGTAGTAGATGCAGTTGCGTACTGGGAACCAAAAGTAGAAGGCCCTGTAAACCTTTCAGAGGTCAAGCAGTGGATTCAAAACCTTCGTAGGCTTGGCTTTAACATTGGCATGGTCTCATTTGACCGCTGGCAGTCGTTTGATATTCAAAATGAATTAAAGCAGGTTGGAATGAGAACTGAGACTGTTTCTGTTGCAAAAAAGCACTATGAAGATATGGCTATGCTTGTATATGAGGAAAGACTTGCTATGCCAGCAATTGATCTTTTGTTTGAAGAACTTACAGAACTTAAGATTATGAAAAATAATAGAGTTGACCACCCACGAAAATCTTCCAAGGACTTGGCGGACGCCGTGTGTGGAGCAATCTTTGGGGCCATTTCTCATACCCCAAAGGATTTAAATCAAGAGATAGAAATTCATACTTTTAGAGATCGACCACGAGTTGACACCTCTAAAGATAATGTGATAGAATATAAACCTATGCCAGATGATGTAAAAGATTATTTGGATAGATTCAATCTAATATAAAAGAAGAGGAAAATAAATGAATTCATTTAAGAAAATCGCCCTAGGTCTTGCTGCAGCAATGTCATTTGGCGTAATGTCAGCACTTCCGACAAGTGCTGCTGTGAATGCACCAACTCTTACTATTGACTCAGCAACCGATGCTGTATCAACAGGTGAGTCTGCAACTGCAGTAGTAACATTGTCATTTGTGTCACAAACATCAGCAGATACGGCAACAATCATTTCTGCAATGTTCACACAGCCAACAGGTTCAGCAAAGTCTGCAACCTTCTCACTACTTGAGACATCTACAGCAACTGCAGCAATTGCAGGTAACCGTGTCTCAGCAGATGTTAACTCAACAGTTAACACACCAACATATGTAACAGCAAAGTTCTTGGTAACTTTGGATACCCCAGCGGTAGCAGGTTCATATGAGGCTCGTATTCTTACTACAAGCCCAATCAATGGTCCATCAGTAACATGGACTGTAACAGTTAAGGCAGCGGACCTAACACCTGCAGCCTCAACTACAACATCAATTCTTAATAAAGGTGAGACAGTTTCTGCAACAGCAGATGAGGCAGTCTATGCTCCAAAGGCAACTGCAACAGATGCAGCAGCAGTTATCGCTGTTACACCTAAGAACGCAGCAGGTGGATCTGCAACTGAGTCAATCCTTGCAACTGTAACAGGTTCAGGACTTATTGGTTACGGAACAAACCCTGCAACAATCTCAGCACAGGGTCGTGCACTTGTAATCCCAACAGGAAATCACATTGGTGTATTTGCTGACGGTACAGCGGGAGTATCAACAATTACTCTTACAACACTTACAGGTACAGTAATTGCAACAGAGAAGGTCACATTCTATGGTGATATTGCTTCAATCGTTGCAACACCAGTTAAGTCTGTTATTGCAGCAGGCTCAAATGTTTCAGTAGTTAAGGCAGTTGCATACGATGCATCAGGCGTAACAGTTGGAGCAGGAACACTTAATGCTTACTCAAGCGATATCTCTGTAGTATCTGATTCAGGTACAGCAGCAACTATCGTTAATGGCGAAGCAGTGTTCACACTTACTGGTGTAAAGGCTGGAGGAGTTGCTCTTACAGTTAAGGCAGGAACAGTTGCTGCAATCGCAGTTCCAGTTCGTGTTGAGGGTACACTTTCAGCAGTTAAGATTGCATTTGATAAGTCTGAGTATCTTCCAGGAGAAGCAGCAACAATTACTGTAACTCCAGTTGATGCAGCAGGACTTCCATTGTCTGCAAAGACACATGCAAATCTTTTTGCAACAGGTGGAATCACTTCATCTTATGCATTTGGATCAGGCTCAGATGTTATTACTGGAGTTTCTGTAACAACAGACACATCAACAGTTAAGACATTCAAGGTATTCATGCCATTGACTGAGACAGAAGTTAAGGTAACTGCAACTGGTGGAACTTCACTTCCACTTGCTGGACAGGTAGAAGTATCTGCAACAGCAAAGGTTACAAACAAGGCATCAGATGCAGCAAAGGAAGCAGCAGAGGCTGCAAAGGCTGCAACACTAGCAGCAGAAGCAGCAACTAAGGCTGCTGATGCAGCAACACTTAAGGCACAGGAAGCAGTAACAGCAGTTGCTACTCTATCTGCACAAGTTGCTACATTAATCGCTTCACTTAAGAAGCAGATTACATCACTTACCGCACTGGTCGTAAAGATCCAGAAGAAGGTAAAGGCATAAACTAAGCCAACAACTAAGGGGGTTAGCCTAGTGCTAGCCCTCTTTTTTGTGCAATAAAATGGTATAATCATCCTATCAGACATCCTGTCTGCAAGGGGGAAGGTTATCAAAAGATTAATACTAAGATCAGCATTTATAACAGCACTATTAGCCCTATGGTTACTGATATTTCCACAGGATCACGCTCACGCTGATGAGATAAGTACTGTCCAAATAACCCCATCTGAATCATCTACAGTAGTAATAGAAATAAATTCAACAGTCATTATAGAGGCAGCACAGACTGCAATAACTCAGGCTGAAACTGCCACGGCAGTCATACAGACACAAGCAGCAGCCATTACAGGACCTTCAGAGACAGTTACAGCCACTATCGCACAGGCTCAGGACTCTATCATACAGGCACAAGCAGTAGTAGATAGTGCTACTGTGGCTCTTGCTCAGGTAGATGGAGCAACCGTACTGGTTGTTGAGGCTGAGGAAAATGTTGCTGTTGCTCAAATTGCAGTTGATTCTCAAACAGCAACGGTATCATTAGGACAGACAATAGTAGATAGTGCTACTGCTACAGTAAATGCAAACACTTCACCTGGACTGACCATGACCATAATCCATAACCCTGGATACAACAATGCGCCACCACTTAATGTTGGAAATGTTGTAAGGGTTGTTACTGACACCAATGGAATTAATGAAAACTTTGATGCTAATGCAAATTTAGTAATGGCAAATGATGATTTTAAAGTAAGGTGGGATGGACTTTGGACACCACAAACAACTGGTACTCAATATATTACAGCCCCTGCAGATGACGGAGTTCTTTTATATTTAGATGGAGAGTTAGTCATTAATGATTGGTTTGATAAAGGTGGTGGAGGATCTACCGCAGATGTTATGACAACCGCTGGAGTGCCAAAGCAATTTAGAATGTGGTACTACGAAAATGGCGGAGGAGCAAATATATCCTTGATTAGATATACAGGCTCTGGATGGGAAGTAATTCCTGCATCAGAATTTAGCACAACCAGTGCAAGTCCACAACAATTACAAGCACTTGCTGAAGCAAGAAATAACCTTAATGTTGCACAGGGGGCACTAGATATTCTTGAGGGTGACTTAACTACTGCAGAGGAAGATCTAATTGAGGCAGAAGAAAATCTTCAAGATGCTCAAGATGAATTAAACTCTTTAGTGCTTCAGGTTGGAACAGCAGTAAGTATTATGGAAAATAAAGTTGCATACGCTAATAATGCAGTTAGCCAAACACTTGCCAATGAAGAAGCAGAAAGACAAGCAGCAGAGCAAGCAAGACTAGCAGCAATTGCTGCAGAGAATGCAAGGATAGCAGCACAACAAGCATATGAAGCAGAGCAGGCTAGAATCGCTGCAGAAGCAGCCCGTGTAAAGGCTGAGGCAGAAGCAAAGGCAGCAGCGGAGGCTGCAGCAAAGGCAGAAGCAGAAAGAGTTGCTGCTGAAGAGGCTGCTAAGAAGGCAGAGGCAGAGCGAATTGCAGCAGAAGAAGCAGCAGCAAAAGCCAAGGCAGAAGCAGAAAAAGCAGATGCAGATAGATTAGAGGCTGAAGCAAAGGCGAAGGCTGCAGAAGAAGAAAAAATAAAGGCAGAACTAGAAGCAAAGATTAAGGCTGAAGAAGAAGCCAAAAAGTTAGCAGAAGAAAAAGAAGCAGAAGAGGCTAAGGCTAAAGCAGAAGCAGATAAAGCAAAGGCAGAGGAAGAAAAATTACTAGCAGAGCAAGCAGCAAAGAAGGCAGAAGAAGAAAAACTTGCAAAGATTGCTGAAGAAGCAAAAGCAGGAAAAGAATTATCTACTGAAGAAAAAGCGGTAGTTGTAGAAGCATTGATTGCAGATCTTAAGCCAGGAGAATCAGTGTCAGCAGCACAGGTGCAGGCATCTGGTGTATCTTACGCTGATCTTCCACCTTCAACTCCGATTGAATTGAGAACAGATGAGAGTGGAAACGCTCTTGTAATTACTGCAGAGGTAGCAGCAAATGTTGAATTAGTTCAAGATCCAGGTGCATTGTTAGAGGCAGCATTAACAGATCCAGGAGCAGCATTGGCAGCACTTGGAAGTATTGGTGCAGATATGACAGAGGAAGAAAGAGAAGAAGCAAAAGATATGGTAGTGGCAACAGTAGTTGCAACAGGCGCAGCCCTTAATGCTGTAGGTTTGGCTACTGGAGGATCAGCACCTGCTGCTCCATCTAGTGGTTCAGCAACTGGAGCAAATTCAGGTGGTTCAAGGAGGAATGAAAAATGGTAAAACTAATCAAGGATATTCTTGATCAACAATGGACTCTCCTAGGCATGTTTATCGCTTGGGTTGTTTTGGACGGTAGTGCAAAGACAGTTGTTGGTTATGGAATTATATTTACAATGCTAACTTGGATATTAAGTTATCCAATTAGAAATAGAGGAGATGAGTAATGAAAGATAAAACAATGTATCTTCTAGCCATGATGGTAGGAGCAGCAATTTTAGCAGCAATCATAGGAGACTATGTAGTTGCAGGTATAGAAACACAAACTACAGGAGAAGCCGTTGAGGTTTCTTCAGATGTTATGACTCTTGTCCAAACAGCACTTGGTGGTGTCATAGGTATCCTTGGAGGATACTTTGGATCAAAGGGTAGTAACAAGGATAAGGAGGACTAACATGAACAGTATTACAAACATTTGGAATATCCTTATGCGTATTGTTGCAGTCTTTGCAGCAAATGCTCTAGCAGTAATTGGAGCAGGAGCAATTGCAGGGATCTCAGTAGCAAAGGCTATGACCGTTGCTGGACTTAGTGCAGTAGCAGTAGTTGTTGAGAAGTTGGCTCGTGCATTTATGGATGACGGTAAACTCACAAGAGATGAAATTAATGCAGCATTTTCTACAACAGACAAGAACGCAGTAACAGTGCAGGATGCAGCAGTAGAAACACGCAGAAAAAGATCAAAGACAGCATAAGTAAGCATAGATAAAGGCTTATTTGACAGCCCCTTCTAGAACTGGTATACTTGATATATCGTACCTAGAAGGGGTTTTTGTATGACATGTATTGCTGTTGTTCGTGATGAAGTAAACAATAAAATCTATATGGCTGGTGATCGTGGTGCATCAGACAACTCTACTATTCTACCATTAACTGCCCCAAAGGTGTGGAAACTAGGCCCATATCTAATTGGATATGCAGGCTCTATGGACGGGGAGCGTCTTCGTTATAACTTTAACCCCTATGTTCCTGACATTAAAGATACAGACAAGTTTATGCAGACTAAGTTTATTAAACAACTCAAGCAGTTTTATACTGATTGGTGGGTAGAGACTGGAAAAGATTCAGACTTTGGATTGATAGTTGCAGTTCGTGGAGAAATCTATGAGCATAGTGCGGGAGACATGTCACTATCTAAGTACAATGTTCCATTCTTGGCGATGGGCTCTGGCTCAGATTTTGCTATGGGGTACCTTGATGCAACAAAAACAACCAAGGATGCCCGTAAGCGTGTGGTAGGAGCGGTGAACTCTGCAATTAAGTTTAGCCCAACATGCATGGGCCCAGTTGACGTAGTAAGTATTTAAGGGTATACTTATAATATGAACGAAGAGTTATCAATAGAAGAACAAGAGTTTGGTATTTGGATTACCAACGGTATTGAGCGGGGATGGATCACAGAACCGTATTGTGATACTCATGATGGTGGATACCAGTACATGAGTGAAGAAGAGATTGAAGAATGGGAGCAAGGTGGAGACCCATGTTGCCATGTTGTAAGGTTGATGATTTCGTAGTGCCTCATGTATAGGGAGTTTACCTGTTGAGTATATTTTTAAAAAACAACATCTACGGATCTGAGTTTTGGGTTAATTCAGAAGAACTTAGTTTGTTAGAGATACTTGATGGGTCTGCTATGCCAGAAAACTGGAAACGATTTAATTTAATTTCAAGCGCCTATGATCGTTTTTTAATCAAGCCAGTAAATCCTTATGTAGATAATCTATATCCAAAACCAGAGATAGTTTCGTTCGATAAAGAAAATTTAAGCATTATCTTAAGGCAAAGAACACATGCTGAAATATGGGTTGAAAAAAGAAAAGAATCTTTGTATGCGCTAGATAAGTGTTGGCAAAGACAATTTTATCCATCAAAAAATAAGTACGAAGACTTGAATTGTTTTTCCCCAACATTTAGATTTTATATGCCATGGATATTTGATAGGGAAAGAGATGCAATTGTTTGTGGGGTTGATGATAGTCCCTTTTCTGTAAAAAAACAAATAGTTAAATTTAAACAGGCTAGAGAAGAAGCACCTAACAACTTTGTTGATTTTAAGATTAAAAGTTCAGGTAAACATATGGTAAATGATAAATATGGTATCATTGATATTGGGTCTACAATGTATGACATTCATATTAGTTTAACTGAAAAGGAAGTGGAGGCCATAGATGAACAATACAGAAAATGAAAAAATAATTACTTTTGTTCCTAGTGGTGACGAGAGCCTGCTTCTTGAGCCAGAGCCATCATATAAAAAGATACCTCAGTGGTATAGAGATCTTGGAAAGCATTATAACTCTAATGATCTTGGCGACCTTAATCCAATTAATGATAGGGGCGGAGACGGCTCCAATGTCTCAACAAAACTTTGCTTGCCATTTCAAGATGCCATGAGTCTTGGGTATATGTACTGCTTAGAAGATGACCTACATGTTACACTTGATATTAATGGAAAGCCAGAGTTATCCTGGTCAGCAGACTTTATGATGATGGATAAGAGGCCAAATGTAGACTTGGCAATTCCAGAGGATGTTCATCCACTGCATTTTGGAGTAAAGATGCAATGGTTCTACGAAACTCCAGAAAATTACTCTTTGCTTTTGACTATGCCTATTAATAGACCAGACCTGCCATTCTGGATCCCGTCAGGTATAGTTGATTCTGATATTTGGGGCTTGCCTGCATTTTTACCATTTTTCCTTAAAAGAAATTTTGAGGGGGTTATTCCAAAGGGTACACCAATTGCACAGATGATACCAATCAAGCGAGAGCCTTGGAATATGGTTGTTGATACCTCACAAGAGGCACGAGATAAGCATGAGTGGATGTCAGAAAATAGAAGGTCTCACATCACTGCACATTATAGAAAATGGGCATGGCGTAAAAAGCAATACAAAAGCACGATGTAGTATAATAGACTAATAGCAATAAGGAGAAAAAGATGCTAAACATTAGAGAAAACCGTACTCCAACAAACAAGGAGCACAAGTTTTTTGAAAGATATCTGGACAACGATCTGCAAGATCTTCAAAAGTTCTTAGAAGAAAAGTATAAACTTATTGAGGCTGCACAATTGCGTGGTGTTTCAGACCTAGAGAATGATGAGAAGTACTGGTTTGACTCTGGTAGCCTTTCTACTGTAAAGTGGAGAGAGTATAACGTGTTTCAACTTTATCATGCTGGACTTCATAATCTGTATAAGGCGCTATCAGATACTGTTAAGGAAGCGTGTGAATACTATGGCGTTGATTTTGAAAAGGAACAATACTACGTTCAAGGCTGGTTTAATATCAATCACGCCAATGTCGGTAAGTTAAACTGGCACGACCATGGTGGACCATGGGCACCACACTTCCACGGATATTACTGTGTCAATGCAGAGCCATCGATCACACACTACAGACTATTTAATGATGAGTCAAGACTTGTTGAAAATGTAAATAAGAATAATAGACTTATTGTGTCCGAGATGGGTCACCCACATGCTATGGGAGATTGGACTTGGGAAGGCTCTAGAGTAACAGTTGCTTATGACATTGAGCCTCTGAGCGCTCTCATTAATAACTATGGTACTGTCCAGCAACATTGGATTCCATTAATTTAATGAAAACAATTTTTGTCCATATTTGGGGATATAAGAGTAGGTCACTTGCTGATGCGGTGGATACTCTTATATCCAACCAAAGTGGAGAAAATCAGATCACGGTTTCTGTACATGATCAAACCAATCTTACTAGGAAAGATAAGTTCCCATGCCGTTATAGTCATGTTCCGTGGGATACAATGGAATCTCCATATAAACTATTAGAGAAATCAATTGCTAATGTTAACGAAGATTTTTTTATGTATGTCAACGGCGCAATTTCATTTGAAGAAAACTGGGATACCAAGTTGCTAGAGCAGTATAATGATAAAGTTATTATATCTGGCAATCACGGTATTGATTTTTATAGTGAGTATAAGTTCCGTCCAGCCTATAGTAAGAGGCCTATTGATAATGTAGAGGTAACTAATTGGATTACCAATGATTTTATTTTTGCAAAGACTTCAACATTTAGAAAAGCACCAAGTATATCTGGATTAAAGTATTTTGGCTTAGAAGATATCTACTCAATCTATGCAGCCCAGAATGGAGTAAGCATTTTTGCTATGCCAACATCATTTTGCAAAAGGCTAGATGTGGAAGTACAGGACTTTGACTATGTTCCATTCTCTCTTAATCATGGGTATAAAAAAGTTATAGATACCTATCATGGGGAAAACGCCTTCTTTTTAAATGCAAGGGAGGGCGTCTATAAGTTATCAGAACTTCTCAACTTTGAGTTCTATAAATTATATAAAATGCCTTTTGAAACCGACGACGTTTCCTATAATGTTAAGATGGACTATGATGTCAAAAGTGTTGAAAAGTTTCTTGAAAATATTAGATATATTGGATAGTGGTATAATTGATCAGGAGGGTTTATGCTAAAGAGACCGATTGTTATTGAAGATTTTATAGAAGAAGAAGATGCCTTAGTCTTGCTAGAAGAGATGAAGAGGCCATCTGAATCAAACCCATACCCAGAATATTACAAGAAAAGATATGGTGGCACTGCCTACCCATATAATAGTAGGGTACTGGCAATTCAAAAAAAGTATGCTATCAAGTCAAACCTAGTACATCAAAGACTAAATCCAGAAGAGCAAAAAGAAATTAAAACCTTTAAGTGCTTTGGATCTATCTGGTCTACTGGAGGATATGGCTCAGTCCATATTGACGACCAAGACCCAGAGCCATTTATCGAATACAGCACTGTAATATATTTAAATGATAACTTTGAGGGTGGAAAGATATTTTTCCCAACTATGTCTTTTGAATATACACCAAAGAAATACTCTGCAGTATTTTTTATAAGCGAGGGCAATGACTGGAAACACGGAATCACTCCCATTGAAAGTGGAGAAAGGTCTACTCTGTTATACATGCACACAACAGAAATTGAGCATGTAGATCCAGATCTGGACTAGAGGATAGAGAATATTATGATGACATATAAAAAACTTGGCGATGGCTTGGTTTACTACCAGAATGTTATAGAGAATCCAGAACAGATTATTTTGGATTTAGAAAATCTTAATGACCGTGCAGTTAAAGACATTAGTTCTGGTAATTTGGCTGCATCTTTTTCTTCAGCACAACCGTGGCATAATTGGGACTATGGAGATGGAGAAAGCAAACTCCACTTCTGCAAACAAAAATGGCTACCTAGGTCTGAGGATATAGATAAGCAAGACATGTACTATGAAGAGTTCTCATCTATATCTGATAGACTATTTGCTGGTTTAGATAAAAGTTTTGAACACTACTCCAAAGAGATCTATCCATATGCATCCACAAATATCAAAGGCAAAGAGGATAGGATGAGCGTTTTGAAGTATGAGACCGCTGGCTATCTTCCAGCACATACGGATCATGGAATAAGCAGCAGAACTTTGTCCGTGGTTCTTTATCTTAATGATGATTATGAAGGTGGGGAGATCACATTTCCATATGTCGGTGATGGCGTAACAATAAAGCCAACTGCTGGCAGCGCTATCTTCTTCCCATCCATGTTCGTCTATGTTCACGAGGTGTCAGCAGTCACTAGCGGTACAAGGTATGCACTACCTAATTGGTACCACAATATGGTAAATAAGATTAACTCTGATGGGAGTGTATAATGGAAGATATGGATAAGGTAACTAAGTTAGAGATGGAACTAAAGTTTATGTATAATAAATATGAAGAACTGTGTGTTGCCTACAAGAAGTTGGCAACATCACTTGGAAAAGTTGATCCAAATGTTGTACATGATATGAGCAAAATGAAGTTTGCAGAAAATAACAAGGGAGAATAAACATGGCGGTAAAGGGCTCAGTAGAGGCAATCATTGAGGTTGCTAAGAAAGAAATTGGAACCATTGAAGGTCCAAAAGATAATGAGACAAAGTACGGTAAGTGGACTGGTGCTAACTTCCAGCCATGGTGTCAGTCATTTGTTTCATGGTCAGCATACACATCAGGACTAGATGCAAAGAAGTATCCAAAGACTGCTTCAACAGTAGCAGCAGCAGACTTCTTTAAGAAGAATAATCGATGGGCAGATGCTCGTAACGATGATCCAACTCCAGGAGACTGGATCTTCTTTGATTTCCCAGATGATGGTGTAAATAGAATTTCACACGTAGGTCTTTGCATTAAGAATAATGGCGATGGAACTATCCAAGTTATTGAAGGAAATACTTCAGGAACTGCAAAGGGAGATCAGCGAAATGGCGGAATGTGTGTAGAAAAGACACGTGCATATGTAAAGCATAAGACACTAATGAATGCAGTAGTTGGTTGGGGTCGTCCAATCTATGTAGGAGAAGAGAATGCTCCTCTATTATCTAAGGGTGGAGTAGTTACAGAATCAAAGCCTGCTCCAAAGTCAGCAGTTAAGAAGTCTGCAACATTTAAGCCACTCAAGAATGGCTCTAAGGGAACTGGTGTTAAGACTGTACAGACGCTTCTTGGTATCAAGGCTGATGGTTCATTTGGTCCAGGTACTGCAAAGGCTGTTCAAGACTTCCAAAAGAAGGCGGGACTGCCAGCAACAGGTATTGTTGATCAGGCTACATTAAAGGCATTGAAGGCTAAGTAATGGAGTCAACAAAGAGATCAACAGCAAAAACAGTTAGTTGGGAAACCTTTCACCTTGTAGTGCTTGCTGGAATCATTTACTTGTTTACTGGTGAGTGGGAGTATGCAAGCATCGGTGCAGTACTATATATTGCTATCGAAACACTTGGATATTTTGTTCATGAAAGATTATGGGCAAGATTTGGGAAAGGAGTTAAATAATGCGTATTAAAATTATTAAGTTTATCGTTAGGGTACTTGGATACGAATGGGGCGGAGATAGCCTTAAGTTGCCATACTGGACTGTAAAAGAAAAGAAAAAGTAATGCCTATCTATGAATATAAATGTCAATGTAATGATAAAGTAGTTCCATTTAATACTAGCATGGCTAGTTATAAAGAAACTTATCCTTGTGGTGAGTGTGGTGCTGATATGAAAAGACACTACACTCCCATAGGGGCTCAGTTTACTGGTTCGGGCTTCTATAGCACAGACAATAGAAAAAAGTAAGTGAAGATTAACTTTATTCCTGGATCTGAAAAGATTAAGGAATTAGTTCCAGCACCTACCGCAGCAAAGTCTGTGGTTCCAAAATGGTACAAGGATATAATGCCAAATAAAGATATACCAGGCATTAAAAACTGCGTACCATTTTTGGACTCATTAACTTCTGGATACATACAGACGACATGGACAGACATTTTGGTAAATAATAATAATGGTGAAGTCTCTATTGAATTAGTTAATCATAATGTTGAGATGGTAAGAGAGAGGCCAAGACCATCTGTTTCAATATCTGAAGATATGTACAGTAAAGAATTTGTTTGGCAAAGACCATGGGCAATAAAACTTCCAGATGGATATAGCAGTCTTATTACTCATCCATTAAACCAGATAGACTTGCCATTTTATACTCTATCTGGAATTGTAGACTCAGATATGTATCATCATGACACAGTTGGAAATATACCATTTTATATTAAGAGTGGGTTTTCTGGGGTAATCCCAGCAGGAACCCCAATGTTTCAGATTATACCTATAAAAAGGGAAGATTGGGTTCCAGAAGAACTTGACTATGATGTTGAATTTTGGTATGATAGATACCTAGAGAAAAACTTAAACAGAGATTCTGTTTATAAAAAGAAGTTTTGGCAAAGAAAAAACTACTAACTATGGGGAGTACAATATGATCATGCAGGATGAGAAGGTAAAAGAGTGGACACTTAGCCCAGTAGACCGATGTGATTCTTGCAACGCAGAGGCACTTGTTATGGTGACTGGTTTGAATGGTGAACTTATGTTTTGTGGTCATCACTACAATAAGATTATGGATAACTCAACTGGATATAAGAAGATGATGAGTTTTGCTATAACGATACTTGATGAAAGAGACAAGTTGATAGAGAATAGAGCAAAGGGAGAGTCGTACTAATGTATGAATATTATGTAAGAAAAGTAGAGAATGTCGTAGATGGAGATACCATTGATGTTCTTATTGATTTAGGGTTTGATATCCTATTTGCATCTCGTGTGAGACTGGCTGGTATTGATACCCCTGAGTCTCGCACAAAGGATCTTGCTGAAAAGGCACTTGGTATTGAGGCTAAGGAATATCTAAAGAAGCACCTAAAGGATGCTAAGTCTGTTGTCATTAAGACTGAAAAGATGGACTCGTCTGAGAAGTATGGTCGCATTTTGGGTTGGGTATATGTAGATGGTAACACAATTTCCCTTAATGATATGATGATCAATGACGGTTATGCATGGGGATACCTTGGAGATACTAAGGTCAAGGACTTTGATGCCCTTGCAAAGGCAAGAAAGAAGTCTGGAAAGTGAGCCACGTACTTTATTTTACCGCAGACTGGTGCAATCCATGTGCAAGAACACGCCCAGTAGCAGAAGAACTAAAAAGGGATGGGCTGATTGATTTTGTTTTTGTAGATGCTGACATAGAGACAGAACTCCTTGAGCAGTTTAGTATCAAGTCTATTCCAACATACATCCTGCTTCAAGATGGAAAAGAGGTCAAGCGTATGAACGGTGCAAAAACAAGGCAAGACTTCCTAGACTTTGTTGGAGAGTAATGAACCCAAAAACTACAGCAATGGTTGAGCACCTGATCAATCAGGGGGCAGTGCAAATGCACTCTATTGACAATGATGGTCATATTGTATATAAGATAACTGACAAACTTAAGGAAGTAAGTCCAGAACTATACAAAGATCTAAAGGGTCAATACGATGATCATATGTTTAGGCTTATAGAGAAGGGTCCTACAACCATGACATGGAGACTCAATGGATGAGGATAAGATTTTTGAAGACTTGATTTTAAGCGGTGCTCTTGAGCCTGCAGGAATGGATATTGACACTGGAGAAATGCTTTATAACTTCACTGACAAGTTAGAAGATGTTAGTCCAAAACTACATGATGAGTTTTCAAAATATTTTTCTATGGAGGTTACTGGTCTATGGCAGAATGGTTTTTTAGATATGAATGTCATGGAAGATAATCCAAACATCACCCTTACTAGTAAGGCACTTGATCCAGAGCAGGTAGCAAAGTTAGATAAAGAAAAGCAGTATACTTTAAAAGAGATTATAAGGGTTATTCTAAATAGGGGGTAGGTGTGGATTTTATTATTGGATCTTTTACTACACTTACAATTATAATTTTAATGTATGCTTATTTTAGTAAACTAGAAAAAATTGTTAATGTGGAATTAAAATATAATTTTTCACAAAGTTCTGTTCATGAAATGATCAAGCCGCTTTTACCAGATGATTTTTTTAAGCAAAAGAAAAAAAGAACTCAGTCGTCTGTGTATGAAGAAAAAACAAATGTTCGTGTAATTATCTTAGATGGTTTGGCATACTGGATAAGAGATAATAAGATATACGAAGCAGATATGAACTCTGATGGAATAGATAAAGATTCTACGAGAGTAGTTGACACGATGAGTATGGATAGGGTACAATTAGATAAGATTACATTTATTGTTGATGCACTAAGAGAGGGGTTGGACGATGATAGTGGGAGTTCAGGGAACAAGTAGTTTTGACGACTACAAAGTGTTTCTTCGTGGCATGGCAGTAGCCATGTCGATGTTAAAGACTGAAGATCAACACTTTGATATTTACTCTGCAGGTCCTGGCAATATCAACGCCATGGCCTCTGAGTTCACCAACTTGTCAGAACGTGGTATGAAAGCACGTGGCAAGAAGATTAAGTTTCACAAAGTTGCTCCGTCATGGATCAGTGAAAACATTAAAGAGTTTAACTATATTGTTTATTTAGCATCGCCAAATGAACAATCTTCTAAACTAGTTACAGAAGCACAAGACAACAATGTCGAAGTGGGAATTTTTAGATACTAAGGGGAATAAAATGGTAGTAACATCACTTGAAAAAATGGAAGAGATTGTACTAAACAACAAAGCATTGCGCTGGGATGGGTGGACTGTTGTGCACTCGTATGTGTCAGACAAGGCACGTACATCAAAGTTTGGTGCACTTGTAAATGGAAAGTGGCAGATGGAAAAGTACTTTGTACCAACAACGGCTGGGTGGGAGATCCCAGATAAGTTTGTGAGGTAACACCTTGAAGCATGATTGGAAAGAGGATGGTGCTTGCCTAGACTTTGACACTAACTTATTTTTTGATAAGTATGAGGAAGATGAGTTGCTAAGACCCGCAATCGATAAACTTTGCTCTGAATGCCCAGTAAGCAAGACATGTTTTGCTGTTGGTGTTTCTCAAAAGGAGTGGGGCATTTGGGGAGGGGTATACCTTGAAGGTGGGGGAATTTCCAAAGAGTTTAGCAGGCACAAAACAAAGGCTGACTGGGCAAATACCTGGCAGTATTTAACAATGGAGAAGTAATATGTGGTCATGGATATTAGCAGCAGTGGGAGTAACAGGCATTTATTTCGTAGGTAGAAAAACTATCTGGGGATGGCTGGTATTGCTTGTAAACGAGTGTATCTGGATTGCATATGCACTTGCTACAAAACAATATGGTTTTATTGTTATGGCTACCGCATATTCTGCAGTATACATTAAATCATTTATTGGATGGAGAAAAGAGTCAAAATGATTATTCAGATTATTGGATTGCCTGGTTCTGGAAAGACAGAATTAGCAAAGGCATTAAAAGATCGTATTAATGCAATACATCTTAATGCAGACGAAGTTCGTGCAACAGTCAACTCTGACCTAGGGTTTTCACCAGAGGATAGAATTGAGCAGGCTCGTCGTATGGGTGAGATGGCTAGGCTTATTGCCAAGCAGGGCGTGGCACCAGTTGTAGTAGACTTTGTATGCCCCACTGTGGCTACCAGAGAGGCCTTTGGAAAGCCTGACATCTTGATTTACATGGACACAATCAAGGAGGGTCGCTTTGAAGATACAAACAAGATGTTCCAAGCACCTGACAAGTATGACTGGTCATTTTTAAATCATACACTTGAGTCCTATGATAAGGCCACAGTAGTAATTGAAGAGTTCAAACTTCATGACTGGTCCGCTCCAACAACACTGATGCTTGGTAGATATCAGCCATGGCACGAAGGTCACCATGCTCTCTACGAAGAGGCTGGAAAGCGCACTCCACAGGTTCTTCTGGGTGTAAGAAATACATATAAGACCAGCGAAAAGGATCCACTTAAGTTTGATCAGGTAAAGGAGTATATTGCTAAGGATGAATTTATGGATGGAGCAATGGTCTTGAGACTTCCAAATATTACTAACATTGTCTATGGTCGTGATGTCGGATATAAGATTGAACAGGTTAAGTTAGGAGATGAACTTGAGGCTATTAGTGCTACTCAAAAGCGTAAAGAGATGGGTATCTAGTTTTATTTTAGATAACAACCTTGGAGATGTTGAGGAACGATTCTATTTTGGAGATAAAGATGACAGTAACAAAGGCTAGATCTTTTATTAAGGCGTTAAGTTATCGTATCTGGGGAACACTATCTTCATTTATTGTTGCTTATATACTTACTGGAGATGCAACTCTATCTGGAGCAATTGCATTCTGGGAGACTGTAGTCAAAGTATTTATCTATTACGCACATGAGCGTGGGTGGAATCATATTCAGTGGGGTAGAAAGTAATGTATACAGAACAAAATAGAAGAGCATTCCAGTCATTGTCACACTTTGCACCAAAGGGATTCTCTTTGCAGATTATAGATAATGATCATTTTCTTACTGTTAAGGCTAGTGAAAGGCAGTTTATGTCATTGACTGGCGAAGATAAGGTACGTGCAGTAGAGTATATGGTAAGAGCAAAGCAGGCACTAGAAGATACTGGCGCTATTGTTTTATTAGTAAGAGAAGGTGGCGAGGAGCAATGATTATAAACATTATTTTAGGGGTAGTAACAAGCCTATCAGTTTCACTATCTATGTTCTTGGTGGTAAAGTTGCTTGTATTGCGTAATGACTTTGCAGATATGAATCTTCGCACAGCACTTTTGGAGCAAAATATAAAGCAGTCACTAGAAAAACCAGTAGAGCCAATTGAAAATAGTGAAGGGTTTTTGAGGTTTGTTTCTGAGTCCCGTGATTGGGCGTTTCAATATATTGAAGAGTTTCAGGCTGGGTTGAAAGATTTTGTATCTTCAATTGAGCCAGAAATCAACTACTTTAAAGAGTATGGAGATATAAACTCTATGTCTCCAAATTATTACTCATTAAAGAAGATAGTTGAAGAGTACGAAAAGTTGAAAGGACTATTGCCAAATGAGTAGTAGTCTTATATAATATCCTAGGAGGAAAAATGAATACAACACAACTAAAGGCACTACTAGCATCATACGGACGCTCAGTCCTTGCTGCTGCAACAACACTCTATATGGCAGGGGTAACTGATCCAAAGGACCTAGCATACTCTCTCGCAGGTGCAATTGTTCCAGTAGTGCTTCGCTATGCAAACCCTAATGATAAGGCCTTTGGTCGCCTTCCAGAGGTTGCTGAAGTAGATGCAGCACTAAAGACGGTAAAGCCTATTAAGGCTCCAGCAAAGAAGGCAGCAGTCAAGAAGACTACTGCAAAGAAGGCTGCTTCAAAGAAGTAATAAATAATAGTAGATAGTGGGTAGGAAAAATAATCCTGCCCACTATTTTACTTTTCCAAGAAAGTTTATATTTATAACTATCCTGTTTTCTGATATCTTTGGTCCAGATGATGAGTGGTAGTAGAGCCCATCAAACAAAACAGCCCTACCCATCTTGGGTGATACCATTTGTTTTACTGTTAAATCTGGCATGCTAGATCCATCAAACTTTTCGTTAAAGATAATTGTGTCTCCATCAGAGTCATTGACATAGTATAAAAGCACTAAGTGCTCCATATCAGTGTCAACATGCGGTGGGTGAATTGAATTTTCCTTGTTTGTTTTATATAGGATGTTTGACTTTACTCTTAATAGTTTAAATACATCTATGTTATTTTGTAAGGCAAATGATTCAAGAATGTTTGCACCTAATTCATGGACGGATGAAAAGCCATTTCCAAAAAAATAGCCCATGTGGACATCTTGTCTTTCTTCAATAATATTAAGATTTAGATCGTTCAGTGTTGGGTATTTCTCTACATTATTTGTTGACTCAAATTCTTCCCAAAATAAACTTTTATTATTTTTATTGAGTACATCCTGTATTTTTGATGAAACGCCTTCTTCTAAGAAGTTATCGCTTACAATGATCATACGACTCCAGTTCTATTGTAACTTAAATAAGTATATCATATATGATATAATGATATAGCCTGCCCATTAGGGGGGTATAACTTATTCGCTTGAAAGGGGAATAAAATGGTAGAAACAATGCTGGGTCTTTTAGATGACCCATTTTTTAATAGGTTCAATCAAACACTAAGAACAACACAAAATAACTATCCGCCATATAATCTAATTAATGTCGCTGATAGTTTATTTATTTTGGAGTTTGCTCTAGCAGGATTTGATAAGGACGAAGTATCAATCACAGTAGAAAATGGTCAACTAAAGATTAGTGGGCAAAGGTCTGAGGTTGAAGAAGATGAGTCCGTAACCTATTTACATAAGGGAATCGCTGCGAGAAAGTTTTCAACAGTGTTTAACTTGCCAGAATATATGGAAGTTGAACAGGCACTTTTTTCAAATGGTATCTTAGAGATCACACTTGAAAAGCGTATTCCAGAAGAAAAGAAACCAAAAACAATCGAAATCCAGTAGTACAATTAAAGCCTATACACCCAGACACCTGGGCAGTGTAGGTAAAACAAGGGTCGCTACCCCTTGGATGGAGTCCTGAGTATGACTTTAAACTGCTCTTTTAAAATTCTGGTATAATGATTGCATGACAATTCATTCAAATCCAACGCTCTCTACTTCAGAGCCAACACGACTTTCTCCAAATGGAGTACACTCAGGTGTAGATATTACAATTCAAAACCTAAGCGAAACTGCTTATATTTACCTTGGTGGAGAAAATGTAGATGTAGAAAGTTTTGGCTACCGTCTATCACCAGGAGCAGCATGGTCTGTTGAACTACCTGGAACAGATGCACTTTATGCAGTTGGAGATGAAAACGGATCTTATATCGCAGTACTCCAGACAGGACTTGATAACTAATGGCACGGTTTACTGGAGCAGATGGTGGCAATAATGGTGCATCAGCACTTAACTATGTTCAAGTAGCAGGCACACCTCAGACAATCTCGTCTGCACCTAATTCAATTGTTGATCTTAATATTACAACAACAGGTAAGCCTGTACAAATTTCCGTAACTGGTGAAGGTGCTAATGCAAATGCTGGTTCTTGGTTAAGACTTAATTTATTCCGTGACGATGTTGAAATCGGAAATGCTATTCAGATGGAGTCATCTGCAGCATCTGAAAATGTTCCATTTGCAATTAACTTTATTGACGATGTTCAGGCAGGTACATACAACTACTCTGCTCGTGTTACAACACTTGCTGGAGGCAACTGGACATTTGGCGAGGCTGCTGGTCCTGTTATGAATGCCGTTGAACTTACAGGATTTAAGGGTGATCGTGGTCTTAGAGGACTTACTGGTGATCAAGGTCCACAAGGTGAGCCTGGTCCTGCAGGATCTGGTGGTGGAGATTTAGTTATTCCAACAGCAATCAAGGATGAAAACGATTCTGACTTTATTACTTTTACAAGAACAAATACTGGAACTGCCCGTATTGATGCACCACAGGATGACCTCTCACTTCGTTCTGCTGCAGACATCACTCTTTATGCTGGAACAGATGGACCAGGAAACGTTTATATTGGTTGGGGAGATGCAGAGTATACTCCTGACTCACCAAACCGTGTAGCAACTATTGGAGATATTCAGGCAGAATCAAATCATGGAGATTTCTATTTTGATGCAACAACACTAAAGGTAGATTCTTCAAATGATATGGTTTTAGAAGCAAACGAAGGTGATGGAACTATTGCTGCACAGATAAAAGTTGGTGCTGGATATGTTCCAATTGATATCGCTGCCTATGAAGTACAGGAAAATTCATTTAATACTGGAGATTGGTCTGCAGCCGAATGGCAGCAAGATGGTTATGGTGCAGGACTGATTGCTTTAACTGGTATGACAAACTTGGAACAATATCTTAATAACTTTAATGGGGATTTTCAAAAGATTCTTATAAATAACTCTACACTAGTTGTTTATAACGGCGCAAGTTATGGTGGCGGAAATGCAACTATCTATGTTTCTGAAGCACCAATAGAAACAACAGCAGTTAACGATTTAACTTTTATTCAGTCCCTTCGTTCTGGCTTAAGAATTGATCTAGATGATTCACAAATGGATCTCAATGCCCCTAACATGGACCTAGGTCTTTATGCAGGAGATGATCTAGACATTAGTGCTGGAGATGACATTAGATTCTATTCTAACAACAATAATAACAGTTATCAGTGGAGAATGACTTCAGACGGAATGTTTGAACTTCCAGGTGATGGATATATTTCAAATCCTTCACAGTCTTCTGGCGATGGATATAATAATGACACAATTCATATTGTTCCAGATAGCGATTTAAATTCAGATCAGTACTTAATTATTGATCCAACCGCTCCAAACCATATTCATATTCGTGCAGGTGGAACACAAGATTCTTCCAATGCTGATTTAATTATTGGCGGGGAACTGACCAATGTAAGAGTATCTGATGGAGACAGAAATGTAACTATTAGTTCAAAGCCACTTCCACAGTCAATGGCTCATCTAAATGTTAATGCTGTACCAGGAGATAATTTTATAACAAACGATGTTGTAACTGCTACTCCAGGATGGACAGTAGAAGTAGATGGTATTTCATACCAAATCTCTGATGTTTATTATGACAATCCTTCACCAGGACAGACTACCATGGTTGCTCCAGGTGCAATTTTTATTTATGAAGGAGTTTACAATGTGTTTGCTCCACAATCTACACTTCAGTGGGAATTTGATTACAATGGAACTCTATATGGTCCAGCAGGAGGTTATGTAACTGTTGCAGGAATTACAGGAGAGCCAGGGGATAACATATTTAATGTTGTTGCAGATCAAAATCTTGTATTGCAAAATGGTGAAGGCTATGGAGCATATCTAAATGACTCTAACAGTGGTTTAAACCAGATTGCAACAATTGGAGATTTAAACAACATTTATTCAGGCGAGGTGTCATTTACTGTTAATGGTGGCTCTCTCGGAACAATGCCAACATTTAATGGTGCCCCACTATTTAGCGGTACATATGTAAAGACAGGACCAATGGTACACTTCCAGATCCAAGTAGATATGGATAACATTACTAACTTTGGTACTGGACAATATTATGTTGATCTTCCATTCCCTGCAAAATACGGGTATCAAGTAAGAGAAGGATGCTTACATGATATATCTGCAGATAAGCAATACGCTATAGGTGGACATGTATTTGCAGGAGAGTCTAGATTAAAATTATTCTTTACTGATACAAATGGACAGGATCAGGAGTTTGATCATAACAGTCCAATAACACTTGCTATTGCAGATAACTTCCATGTTTCTGGTACATACATAACTGAGTAGTCTGTAAATACAAATAATATTAATGATCTTATTAATTTATTATCTATATTTTTTTATATTTCTGTATGACTTCTTGTAATTTTTAAATAGTTTACTATGCTTATCTATTTTGTCACTAATACTCTTGGCAAACTCTTCCTTGGTTGCAACTTCCATAGTCCACTCATCTCTTTTAAAAGGAAGGATCTGAGCAATTGGAGTTCCTTTAGGTATAACACCCTCAAACTTTAAATCATTAATAACCATTGGAAAATTGATTGGAAATATATAGTTGTCTGTATCTACAATCCCAGGAAGTATGGTAAAAACAGACTCCCTATGATTTGGATTAACCACTTCAATTGAGTATCCAGGAGGTGTTTGTATTGACCAATAGTTCTTTAACTTTGGATAATCTTGACCATTTGCGTATGGATGAGATCTTGCCTGCTCAATAGAATGAGATAAAATTAAATCAAAGTCCTTAGACTCAAATGTTTGAACGCCATTAATAATTTTTACATTAATATCTTGAGGCAAAAGAATTAAATATCCAGCAGTAATAGAGTCAAAAACTGGCATGCATTTTTTTATTGTTGGCTTATCTTTTTCCTCATGAAAATAACTCTCCATATCCTTATACCATCCTGGAACTACCTGGGAGGCTGGTACAGGCTGAAGCAGGTCAGGGTAACTTGAAGTGTTAATAAACTTAATTATTTTATGCATACTAAAAGTATATCATGCGTGAAACTGCTTTATTTTAAGAATATTTATATATGCTATAATTATATAATGACTGATATGCCAGAAAACCCAATAATGCCAACTCAGACCTACGAGGGTTGTGAGTGCGATACATGTGCAGAAAATAATACATCTTGTGCCAACTGCCCTGATTGTGGAGGTAAAGATGCAGAGACAGAGATGGCTGAATATGATGCATCAGTAGGTAAGTCAGACTGTTGCCCAGAAGACATTTCTAAGCAAGCACCTTGTTGGGATGGATATGTACAGCGTGGTATGAAGCCAGGAGATAATGGTAAGCCAGTTCCTAACTGTGTACCTGCAGCAAAAGCAGATGACCTATGGGAAGATGATGACACAGTAGTTTATGAAACAGATACAGTATCTAAGGCTGATGGATATTCACCACCAGCAGGAGCAAGATCTGCTGCTCGTAGAGCAATTAAGTTTAAGGAAGATGGTAAGGCTAACGGTGCAGGAACATCTGTTGGCTGGACTAGAGCGGGGCAGTTAGCAAGAGGAGAGACAATTTCTCTTAGTACTGTTAAGAGAATGTACTCATATTTCTCACGCCATGAAGTAGACAAGAAGGGTAAGGACTGGGGAAACTCAGCAAATCCTTCTAATGGATACATCATGTGGCTAGCATGGGGTGGAGACGCAGGTTTCTCATGGTCAAGATCAATTGTTAATCGTGAAAAAGATAAAGCATTGTTTGCTGATTTTGGAAAAGATTACACTAACAACAAGACTGAAAGGTACTTAATATAATGCCAAAGAAAAAAGCAGGAGCATTTAACGACACACAGATCAAAGACGGTTGGATTGTTAAAATGCGTAAAGATGGAACAGTAAAGTCTCAAGTTGCACCTTACGAACCAAAGCATCCAAATAAATAACTTGCGTCCCTGATAGGATTCGAACCTATGACCTACACCTTAGAAGGGTGTCACTCTTCCGCTGAGTTACAGAGACCTTGTACACCAGGTAGGACTTGAACCTACGATAACCGAATTATGAGTTCGGGGCCTTAACCAACTTGGCTACTGGTGCTTATTAAGTTTTATTGCTCTCCCCCCTGGATTCGAACCAGGATTGCCAGTGCCAAAAACTGGAGTCCTACCGTTGGACGAAGGGAGATAACCTTCCTGTTAGGGAAGAATCTGGAATGACGTAGTGGTTACCTTAGACTCACTCCAAATATTGTTTCCACCTACAGATGCAGATAAACTACAAACTCCAGGTGCAATAAACTTTATCAACTTGCCCTGGATCTGGCAAGTCAAAGGTGTTGTAGATGTTACAACTGGTGCAATCGTAAAACCAACTACTGGAGCCTTTGATGATGCATAAAGATATGCATTCCAACTAGGTCCACCTGTTGCACTCCATACAGCCATTGAGTATGTTTTTGCAAATCCACTAAAACTAATAGATTGTGCAAACTTTGCTTGCATTGAGTAGGAAAGGTTGGTTGCTGATGGAACAATCTTTGGATAGGTAAGTGGATCAACAAATTCTGTCGAACAGGTGTATGAGTTCTTATTAATAGTTACCCCAAGTGCTGCTGCTTCTCCTGCATCTGCAGTTCTATTCCAACAGGCTGTTGAGGGGCTTCCACCGCTCATAAAGACTGGTGCCTTGATTGCACTAATTCCTGTCGAGCCAGTTGTTGAGATGTATGTCCACTTATCAGCAGAGTTACAACCGTATGCGTTGCATGATGCAACATTGACTACATAAAGAGTGCTTGGTTTTAGACCTGTTGCTGAAAAGGTAGTATCCAAAGATACTGAATCAACAGCCACTGGTCCTGGGTCACCATTTGCCTGTGACTCCCAAACATTTACACGGTACCCATAAAGCGAAGCACCACCATCATTTGTATTAGGAACCCAAGCAATGTCAACAGATGTATCTGACTTAGCAACTGCAAGTGGTCGCTGAGGTGCGTAAGGAATGGATGCAGCCTTAACTGGATTAGATGGTACAGATGCAATTCCAATTCCACCAGCAGAGTTTACAGTTACAGTAAAAGTATAAGTATTTACAAAGCCTAGTTGTGCTGTTGCAAACACACATTTTACGTTTGTAGCACCAGACGCTGTACAGATCTGTCCTGTATTTGAAGTAACAGTATAAGACTTAATACCTTTGGTATCTGATGGCAATGTCCATCCAACCATGTATCCAAGATCTACACGATAGTATGCACTCACGCCAGTTACAGTTCTAGATTCAGCAGCCTCTGCTGGATAGACTCCAATAGATAGCAAAGTAGCCAATATCAAAAAAATCTTTTTCATATGTTTTTTCCTTTTTTTAGTAGTATGTATTAAGTATACATCCTTGAAGTGTGATTGTCAAATACTAAACAGCAAAACTATCTGAAACTTCTTGAGAATATCTATCTATAATATTAAGCAAGTGTGTGCTAGTCCCAGGATAAAACTGATTAAAAAAATCTTTATAGCGACCAAAAAGTAATAAAGACCCTGAAAACTTAGCAAAGTATTCCATATCTGGAACAAAGAACCAGTCTCTCAAATGATTAGATAACTTTTCTAGCACCTGTCTGTTTCTTATATCCTCTATATCAACATTTTCACGAACAAGTTCTACTAGGTCATTCATAATCTCAGTAGCCTCACCAGACATAGTTATCCAGTCCTGCCTTGAATACTGATTTATTCTTTCTTTTGCTTCAACTACAAATTTGTCATCTGGCTCATTGGCCTTCCAGTCAATCCACAAAGACATACAAGATATATTCATTAAGCAATTATACCAACAATTAGTAGCCCCAACGGGAATCGAACCCGTCTTGCCAGATTGAAAATCTGGAGTCCTAACCGATAGACGATAGGGCCTTAGTCCGTTATCTTGGAATCGAACCAAGCATGCTATTAGCGGGGGATTTACAGTCCCCTGTCCCACCTTGGAACATATAACGGAAAGCGGAAATAATAGGATTCGAACCTATGGATCTTGCGATCTACGATTTAGCAAACCGTTGCATTCGGCCTCTCTGCCATATTTCCATTTGCTGGGGATGCAGGCCTCGATCCTGCGACTTGCGAATTAACAGTTCGCCACTCTACCAACTGAGTTAATCCCCATAGAGTATAAAGTATAACATGAAAAGTAAGTCTAGGAACAGACCAACCCTGATGTCGTGCTTCTCACAGGAGTTGAACCTGTAACACCCAGATCCTAAATCTGGTGCCTCTACCAATTGGGCTAGAGAAGCAATGTAAGCGGGGATTGACTAATTCCCCCTTACTGACTCTATACTAAATATCCTACGAGTAGTAGCAACCATGGACACACTCGTTCCTGCGGTAAGGTTAGTACCGTTGCTAGATTTCAGTCTAGTCCCTACACCGTAATAACGAATACGATAACGAGTGTTAGTCACTACACTGCAGGCTCTCTAGGAGTCGAACCTAGGCTTACCGCTTTGGAGACGGTAGTGCTTCCGTAACACTTAGAACCTGTGGAGCGAGTGACCAGAATCGAACTGGCACAACCAACTTGGAAGGATGGTGCACTACCATTATGCAACACTCGCAATTACTCTATTTAATTATACTGTACCCGAAGTGAGATTCGAACTCACGCTTGGTAAATTTTAAGTCTACTGCCTCTACCGCTGGGCTATTCGGGCAAACCTTAGTTTGCTAACAAGCCAATTAAAAAGCCAATTAAAAACATTGATGTTCCAATAACCCAGTGATATCTACGCATAAGATAATCTTTAACAATCTTATCTTGAATAGATTCTGGAACCTCTACGTACTTATCTCTACCAACTTCAATCTCATACATCTTTGTCCTCCTGGTCAACACCATAAGTCATAGTTACATAACATACATAGAATCCTGCAGCAAATGCGGGGATAATGAATAATGCATCAATCATATATTAAGTATACCTCAATCGAATAGTTTTGTAAAGTTAAGCCAAAGATGCATCTGGCATTGTTTCACCACAAGGGCAAATGATAGACTCAGGAAGTTCGTGGACCTCAGTCTCAATAGTGATAAGAGTTTTGCACTCTGAGCAAGCATAAGTAATTTTTGTCATGTATTAATGATACCACAGTATGATATGATTGTCTATATGGAATGCACACATGAAAATAAAAAGCCATATTATTATGGATATATGAATAGCGACTTTGTTAAGGCGCAGTGGGATGGGATGTCCTATTATGGTGGTTTTCAGCGCTCTGAGGGGCTTCCTGAGCACTTTTGCCCAGACTGCTTAGAAGATTTATACGAATAGGTCTCAACCCCTCTTCAATGACCTGATTTCGTATCTTAGCCTGCTGGCGATCAAACTTAGAAATATAGGGCTTTGCCTGCTTTCTTTTGAGATTTTTCCTTTGTCGTTTCTGGCTCATGATTTACCATAATTTGTAAAATGTTTTTTACATACGCCATGAATAAATGACTGTCCATTAACTGTAATTAGATCATTAAAGATTGCCGTTTTGCCACAGTAGTAGCAGTTTTCTTCCATCACCAAACCTCATCCATATCAAATTCTGGGCCTATAGATTCATAGGTATATCTCATTGCAGTTCCCAAGTTTTCTTCTGGGATGTCATTAAAGTAATACTTGTTACGCTCCTCAGAGTAAGTCCAAGAGCGCCAACCATCGCCATCGTTCCAGAATGCAGATCCAGGGGTGGTCTCTCTTAATCTTTCTTCTATCATATCGTAGAGATGCACTTCATTAAAGATTGCATTTCTTAGTGGTGTATACCAAAATAACTTCGTAACTAACCAATTAATCATTATCTACTTGCTCCTTTGGAACCCATACTTTTTTACCATCTTTCCAGACAGGCCAATAGCCAAGGCTACGCCAATCCATAGACATGATCTTAGGCTCTATCATTGATCGCTACCAATAGCAAACCAAACTACCCATACAATAGTAAACATTCCAGCCAGCCAGCCTAAAAAGAAGTTAATCATTTCTTTGTGCACCACACCTTATAGTCACTCATAGTCTGGTGTGTATCCCAGTATTCGATATTTTCTTTATCCATACCACATGTATTGCAAATCATTTTCTCACCTTTGGTTTTGGCATTCGCTCTTTAATCAATTCTATCACAGAATCAATACCTTCTGCAAATGATAAGGCATCATCTTTAGCCCAGGCAATATTTCCATCCTCACTAAGAGAGCCACCACGATAAACTATATAATCACGCTTAGTCTGCTCAAATAGTTCAATGAGTTGTTTTCTTTCAAATGCAATAGCCTTGCTGCAACCACTACATGGACATGCCCATTCTCCTCTAGCAGGCGTTTGATTTGGATCAGCCATTAGTTATCTCTCGCAATTCTTTCTGCATAATCCTTGACATAAATAAACATCTTATTAGCGTCTTCAAGTTGATCAAAATTCGACGGTAAAGCCATTAAAGCAATCTCATCTCCAATAGACTTACGAACCTTAGCAACTATCTTATGTGTACCATTACACATACCTTCTGCATCTGTAGTGAACATGCACGAGCATTTCCCCATTAAACTACCTCCTGTATAATACTAATAATAGCATCTGTCTTCTCTTTAGTCAAACCCTTTAGTTCATAACTAGGAAATCCAACCTTATCGTTTTCATCCCAATATTGTGTGCTATTTAAATATTCAACGGCATGTTCAAGTTCCCTCTTTATCTTATCACGCAAAAGAGTCATGGCCATTTCTTCTGTGCCACATTTAGGGCTAGTCCAATGGCTAATAATGTATCCATGATGATATGCAACATAGTATGGCTCTTCTCCGTAAGACCAGATTTTATGAATATACCAATGGCAATCACGGTCTTTATGATGATCCTTGTTTACATATTCATACCATACATCAGTTAGTTTAGTTACTTCTTCTTCAAGAGTCATTAGCGTCGTCTTTTGTCCAATCATATACACTATCATACAGGTAATTCATTACTTCGTCAACTGCCCCCGCCATTGTGGGAGCGGTACATGAGCAGTAGTAGCCATCTTCAGCAAAAGATAAATCTGCTTCCCAGTGTGTAAACTTATCATCAAACTTAACCTTAGTAATCTTAATAGTTACAGAGTCTGAATAATCTAATTGATCTTCAGGCCATTCAATCTTATCCATTACTTTCCCTCCAAAACCCAATTAATTGATTTAATAGTTTTATATATGTAATATTTATTATCATCTAGTTGATAGGATTTACCTAGAGATTCTAGTTCTTTCCATGACATTCCCGCTTTTTTTAGTAGGGATTCACGATTTGCAATTAATTCATCACTAGTTTTAATGATCATCCCAACTCCTTCTCAATAGCCTGAATAGTTGGGCAAGGATAAGACATATAGCCACCTTCAATATTGATGCAATGACTGCAACCAAAGTTCCAAGGCTTATGCAATTCCACTACTGCACGAAGGGCGTTACGCCAATAAGCGTAGGTACTTTTGTCCCAAATATTTGGATGTACTATTGATTCAAAGTCATTTATCTTTGCCAGCAATTCATCGTGGGTCATTTCTATACCTCTCATTAATAGCCTGAACAATTCCTTCTAATACATTATATCCAATATAAGCAAGAATAGCAATAGGGCCAAATACTGCAATTCCAAATGCTATAAAAATAAACATGCACAACAAACCTACATCTAACTCCCCAAAGTCTTCCATCTCAGATTTAATAAATGCTGTCAGTGCGTGTCTGAATACAATTACTGAGCATCCAAGCCATAGCAGTTTAATTATCATTACAACTCTACCTCAATCTTTTGTCCAGTACCCTGCTTAGCAACTTTCTTGTGCCTACGCTTCATTCTTCTAATAGCCCCATTCTTGGTGTATGCATAACCAGAGTATCTCATGCTGTCATTTTTAAATTCCCACCACCAGCCTCTGGCAATTTCGGGGTACTGCTTAATAGTTCCAATCATTAGTATCCTCCTAGACACTCATTACGAGAGTGTGATAATCTTGTTCGTGTGTAGTCTTTTTTGTTCGGGGCATAGAATTCTTCCCCACAACTAAGACATGAGCCAGTCCACTCACCACCAAAGAAGTCATAACGCATACCCTTGAAGTCAGCATACTTACGCTCTACAAAGGCTTCAAATGGGTCAGGAATCTCAAAGGTAATCATTTCTGAGATGGCACACAGTCTAGACAGAATGCAGCACCTGCACTTGCAACCTTAGCAGTAACAGGATCAACATAGAAGGTTGATGCATCGTCAATATGGCGACGGCATACAAAGCACTTGCGTATCATTAGTTCCCATTCCACTTATAAGCAATATAGTTAAACATGTTGAGCATTGAGACAATAAGCCAGAATGCAACCTTGTATGGGTTAAAGTCGGTTTCTATAAGGGCATATACAAGCCAGCCAAATGCAAAGGAAGCGAAAAATAAGTTTGAACGGCCAATAAATTTATCTAAAGTAGTCATATAACAATTATACAGTTCGGCGACGGGTATGTCAAGTCTTTAAAGTTCGGCGACAATAGAGATACCCAAACCACCCTATGCATCTGACGATGCACTATCGGTGTCTTTATCCCAGATTTCCCCACATTTTGTACATGTTATCCCTGCTTCTCGCATATACCAGGTATGCTTACACATTACTTCTTCTTATCTCGATTTGCCCAATCAAGTTTTTGCTGGCGTTCCATTGCACGGTAGATCTCCATTGGAGGACATTCATTGCACCAGTGATAACTAGTAAAATAACGCTCTCCACGCTTATGGGCACAAAGTGAACCTTTCATATTAAACCTCTCGTTAGTAATTTCTTTTAACCTAAGTATCCCAGATTTGCCACGGTATGTCAAGTATAATAGATATATGAACGAAGCCATCCTATATATACTATATAACCCAGTACACAGGGCTGTTAAGGTAGGCATATCTGATATCTCAGGTAAAAGATACGCTTCCCACAGGGGCAAGGGATGGCTATTGGTTTATTATTGGCATTTTTCTGAGCGGGATAAAGCCAGAGCCGTAGAATCTGTAGTCCTAAAGACACTAAGGGAAAGATATGGATATTACCTTAGTAAAGAACAAATGCCACAGGGTGGTTTTTCAGAGACATTTGATGCATCTAAGGTCACTAGACGAATGTTGATTCGTATGGTTAATAAGGCTATTAAGAGTGCTTAGGGCATTTCTTAGTGGGGTTTGGAACTCCATAATTTACCTTATACATGCCACCACAGTCAAAGCATAGAACATTGAGCATATTAATATCTATAGCCTTAGATAACATTCTGTTATGAATTTCATATAATCTAGATAGATCGCATTGAGATATAAAATCTTGGATAAAAGCGTACTCGTCAGTATTTTTACTTGAGACTAAATGTGATATTTCTGGCTGATCGGTTAAGGTGCTCTCATACTCCTCATCTATGATGCCAATATCTAAAGCATTAGCAACAGCCTTAGTTGTTTCAAACGGGTACAAAATAAGGTCATCGTAATCTACTATAATCTCAGAGTCAAGTAAAGATTCATATAAGTCTGCATAGGCATCTATTCTAAAATTAGTTGTGAACAGGTCTACCTCTGCCTCTTTCTTATAGAATAGGTTCATAGCCAAATCAGATGTCATGAGGTCTTTAGGGTCTCTCGCAAGAGTGATAATCTTACCCTCTACCATACCATGATGCTTCTCTATAAAGGCTCCTGTATGCTGCCAAAGCCTTTCCTGGAGATAGTGGCTACCTACCCTAGGAATGGTTACTATTGAGTAGTCTGGATGGATGTAAAAAGGGTTTTTCATTGTTCAAGTATAGCACTGAACTTTGCGGGGGATAGGAAAGATAGTCCCAATTACCCCTAGTATAAACACATAGGCATATACCCTATAAGACCTTAAGATGGATCAAAATAAGGTGTTGGAATACCTCAAGATGATACTTATCCACAGGGTTTGATATGCTGAAAATGTTAGTTATCCACAGGTTTATCCACATATAAATGTTACTGATTATATTATTAGATGTCCTAGAAGTGGAGTGAAGTGGAGGATAGTGGTTTATTGAGCATTTTCATAAGGCCATCGTAATGTCAAGTGGCCCCAAACCCCCTATACCAAACATTCAAACCTTTGTCAAATAGCCAAACCATCTGCATTATATACCAAACATAAGTGTTTGTCAACTTTGATTTGAAACAAATCCTTGTGACAAATTTGAATGATTTTGTCGACATTTGTTTGATAATTAATTATTATTTAAATAAATTAAAAAGAAATAAATAAAAAACAATTTGTTTTATATATTGTTTTATATCAGGTATTGTTTGTTATATAGGGGATGGGGGATCAGATGATGTTTGATATCCCCTGGCAAAATGGCTAGGTACGGGGAAGAAAAAGCCTCTTCGTAATGTCTCTGGGATTATACCACCGACCACTGACATGCCTGGTACGGGGAAAAATTTTACGCCTTCGTAATCTTATTTTGGGGAAACAGAATCGGTCTTCGTAATACCCTGGGGATCCTGATCATGGAGATTTTCGGGGGAAAATGAAAAGAACTTAGACAAACCCATAGTATGAGTAATAGATACAAAGCCATTCCACATAGCATTAGAGAATGCTTCATACTCTTTTGGTTGGTTCTTTGCATATCTAGCAAAGTGTCTAGGGCTCATAAAATCATTATACCACCCAATAGGTTTGTCTGACAAACAAGGTTTGATATGGTATAAGCCATGATTGGGGAAAATAATTGATCCTTCGTAATCTAGATCTGGGAAAAATATATTTGACATCGTAATGTTTGTTTGGTAAAATGTTTGGACATATTGGTTTGAAATGTCTAGGCACCTTCGGGGGCCCCAAGCCCAAACGGGCCCAGGGCTCACCTACTATTCTGGTTTATTCTTTTTATTGTATGCGTACTCTAAAACATCTAGAAGATTTGGATCACCAAGACCATCAACTTCTTCTTCAGAAATCTCTATCAAACTCAAAAACATTTTAAATGTTTCTTCTAACATTTCTTCACCAACAGGGCTTAGTTCTTTTACCAAACCTTCTGCAAGCATATATCCCATTGGACATCCAATGTCATTGTATTCCATGAACTGTTCAAAGTCTTCATCATTACGGAACTCAATCCATAACTGTCCTACGATCCCCGCCTTGTCTGCAAGATTCATTTACTTCCCCTTCATCTCTTCCATAAGTTTATCATACTCTTCTTGTGCGGTCAAGGCTAAAACATCAAACCTCTTGAAAACGATTACTGGTAGATTTCTGACTAAATAATATCCAACCCTCTCAAGGTCAATAGAAAAATCTTCCGTCAATAGTTTTGCGAGTTGTTCTGCTTTCCTAGATTCTTTGTTGTGCGTTGGTGTTGCTGATAATCGTCTAGCCATAGAACTCCTCTCCTTTACATTGTATCAAATTTAATGGGTAGGGGCAAATCTGCAGGACTTAAACCCCTACCCGCATAGGATGACCCCTCGCCCTATGCTATCTCAACTAAACCATATGCATTAATAAATGCTTCCCATGCTACGGGCACAGCACCGTTATCAAAATCTCTAACAGTCTTGTTAACAAAGTCAATGACTACTGACTGCTCTCCCAAATCAAAACTATCACCTGAGATAGAATAAATTCCAAAGCCGTGCTCTTCTAGAATGCTATCTTGAATAAGATAACTAATAATCATTCTGGTGCCGTACACTGAATCATTCCAGCGAGGCTTAGCATGGTGCATGGCCTTAGCAATGTCTACCTGCCATGAGTCTTGTCCCCAGTGACTGTATAGGACCACGGAAGAGTCAGTGCCATCCTTGAATACAAAATTGATTCTTGCTCCCATTACTCTACATCCAATCTCTCTAGCGCTACAATACTAATGTCATATAGGATTTCTTTATATACTTCGTCCATCTCATCTGTATCAGTATTAGCCTCAAAACTCATATACTGACCTGTTGGCTCGTGTATTACTTCAATTGACCATCTAGGCATTCTGTCCCCCAAACTCTAGGGCATAGAGTTCTTCATTGGTCATGCAACTAGGGCAAGTGCCAAAGGGTTCATATCTATCGCAATAATTATACATATTCTCAAACTCAGTACCGCAATTAGCACAAACATATGGCTTGCTAGTTTTCTCAGTCATTACTTTTCCAATTCTACTAGGGTCGTTTCTTCTTGTTCTAATTCTAGCATTTCTTCCTCAGTAATGCAAATCGGACAGCGTTCGTATTCGTAGTATCTTTCATTAATTAGTTGGCCATCATCTTCCATCTCTTCCCCGCAACCTTCGCAGTAGTACCAGTATGAAGAGACTTTAATCTGAATAACACACTCTTCCTCAGATGGGGCGGGGACCTCAGTAATGAAGTATCCTAATCTATTTATATAATGGAAACCATTCCAGATGTAAGACCCACCATCATCGCCATCACCATAGGTCCAGATACAAAGTGGATTAGCAGACTTAACAAACTCATACTCATCGCCATATGTCTCAAACATTATGCCTGAGCCTGTCTCATCTTGGAATGAGGCATTCTTATCTATATGATTAGTGATAGGCTTGTAAGTGGCTGTCCACTCTTCCATTGTCATTTCTTTGAAGTCGTTCATGTGGGGTACTTTCTACTAGGGTCCTATATACTATTTTACAGGTCAGAAATTAATTTGTCAACTTCATTCGGACTATATCATAGGCATCAATACATCCAGCAAGATAGTCAAACATAGACCAGTCTTCTTCTTTTTCAGCCTCTGTTCGCATATCTGTGAGGGTAGCGATCTTTTCCTCCAGGAATAGTATTAATTCTCCCATTACTCTGACTCCCGCTCTGTAATAGCAAATGATAGTTGATATGTTAATGTATATAAAGATACTAGGGTATCAAGAACACCTTCAGCACGAGTTCTATCCATAGAAAGCATAGCGTCTGAGTAGTCACCCTCTTCTTCCTCAGTAGCAATCTCTGTTAGTTCCTGCTCAGCAATAAGCATAAGGTTTTTGAGTTCTCCGTGCAAGATATCTAATCCATTAACGCCTGCGTCAATCATGCGTTGTAGATGTAGAGGGACATTGTAATCAGGGTTGTGTTCCATGGGGTCTCCTTTGGGGTTATTTATTTAGTATATCTTGTGCCACTGACAAAATATGGCGGGATGTCTCAATCTCTGCCTGCTTAAGTCTATAGAAATGATGAGCATTAACATAGTCAATCTTCTCCAGGTCTTGATGAAGGCTAATGAGATGTATCTTTATATATTCAATTAACTCATCAAACATTAGTCTTCAGTCTCCCCGTCTTCGTCCTCATCTTCGTAGACTTCTTCAGCCATTTCTTCTACATCAATTGAATAGACATCTGAGAACATGGTATAGTCTTCCCACTTCCAGCCCTGCTCTTCTGCTTCTTGCTCGTTCTCTGCTTCTACTTCGTATTCAAGGTCTACTCGTACTTTTACATAATACTGTGGCATTTGGGTCTCCTTTAGTGTATATATTAATTATAGGGGTTGGTGTTGATTTTTACAACTTCTGAGGGTGTGAGGTTTGTCACATCATTATGACTGGTCTTTACTGTTGCGTCTGCCCATCCTATTAGTGTTACATTGGGAGAACCACAAGCACACCAGCCACGGTAGTTTTCCAGGTTTTGGCGGGTAGTGATCTGAATAGAGGCATCACAGTCATTACAAACATAGTCATACTTAGTCCAGGTATCCATAGTGTGTTTATACATTAGTCTCCTTGATTAACTAGATAGGCACGGACATCTTCTAGATTATTAATAGATTCTTCAATGATTACTAGCATATCTTCTCTAGTCATTATGCCACCACCTCTGTCAGAGTTAGCCAAGTGGTGCAGTACTTACAGTGCTCCATTTTTAGCGGGGATACAACAGAGTGAGTACTATCTATAATAGCCTCAATCTTATCTAATACATCATCTAGGGTCATTACTCTTCCTCTCTATCAGGTACTAAACCTTCTTCATACATAGCAATTACATTCATGGTTTGATGTAGGTTGCAATCACAATCCCCACCATTCATGTTTTCCATGAAATCAAAGTGGGAGTAATTGTCCTCATATATAGCAGTGATTAGTTCGTGTATAGCGTATGGCTTGTATGGTGTTTGGGTCATGTATTAAGTCTACCAAAATCCTGGGAAAATATCAACTCTTCGTAAACTTATTTTAGGGGAAATCTCATAGTTTGGATGTGATCTGCATCACAGGGCCCCCGAGGATTTTATGCATTGTGGTGCATATTTATGCGAAGCGTACGGGACTTGAACCCGTGATCTCTACCGTGACAGGGTAGCGCATTAACCAACTATGCTAACGCTCCTTGCGGAGCAGTTTTACATCGTGCTCAGGATGTTTTAATTATACCAGTTGCAAGGTGTTCTGCACAACTTTCAGCAGGCGATTCTTCTCTGCATTAATTGCAGGGTCAAATCCTGATGCACTTGCGAGGATAGATTCATTATTTCCACCTCGTGCTGTGCGGTACCAATCAAGGCGTTCTGTAAGTGCATTAAAGGCTCCCCATGCGTTACCCGCAATCATGCCATTAAATTCACCTGTGTAGATATCGTTAATAACATCTACCTTGTTCTCCCACTTCTTGATTGCACCCTTAGTGTCCTTCTCAGGCTTAGGGTAAGCGGTTGTGATGATTTTATAGAAATCCTGTGCAGAGATTTCCTTTTCAATCATTGCATGAGCCATCTTATCAAACTCATCCATATAGAGATTAGCAAGACCCAAAGTCTGACGGGCTACTTGAATCTTACCCTCAGCGGTTTGAGTGTGACGAATCTTGAAAGATTGCTTAACGCCATCCTTCTTCTTAGTGCGAGAGAGCGCAAGGTTAAGTGTATTAGCACACACAACACGAACAGGGGTGATTGATGCCTGAATAGCGATTGAGCCGTCATGTGATGTGTTAATGAGAAGATAAGTTTTAACCTTATCTGCAACACCGCTAGCATCTAGGACAGTTTCACGCTCAAGAGCAAGAGCGCCAAATACTACACGCCCACCCTTGATTGAGCCAGCAGTTTCCCAACGACCTCCACCGTCTAGGATGTTGTCACCAAATGAAAACAAATCTTCATTTTGTAGGGGGACATAACGCTGTCCAACAACACCCAAAACATCCGTTTGAGTTTCTGTTGTAGGGTTAGTACGAACTACATACTGATATTCCTTATCAGATGTAAGGTGAGCAGGGATAGGCATATCTTCAAGACGAACATTCCAATTGGAAAGGTTAGCAGCAGCCAACATTTCAGCAGTGGTTTTTTCTTCTGTAAAAACAGTACCCAATCCATGCCATGCGGGTTCACGGAAAGATGCAAAAGATGCTACGCCGTTTTGTGTTTCTAGGTCATGTGCCATGAGTTTTCTCTTTTCTGTTTGTTGATAATTTAAGTATACATGGATGGTCTGACAAATGCAAATCAGGATAGTTAAATATGGGATAAAACGGACATTCGTAAATGTGTTCCTGATCACTGTGTGATATTGGTCACAGGGCCCTCGGGGGCAAAAAATGAGCAGTTTACGTGGCCATGCTCAGGGCCCTTACCCAGTTTTTAGACGTCTGGTAGGTCCATATCATAGCCCCCTATGAAATCGTTTCTTCCCAATCTACATTGCGAGAATCAAAACTGAAATCATCAATTGAATAATCAAACGCATCAACACTGTACTCAAGCGATGCGATTACATCGTCTGGGTCTGCATCAAGTGGAATTGTAACTTCAATTTCATAGTCAACGGTTCCAGTGATTGTGATTGTCTTGGTTAGTTCAAAATCGCAAATCTCTGAAAGTGATTCTGCAACTACTTGTGACATATCATCATTCTTTACACACGCAATTACATATTCCTTAACCGTATTAGCAAGGTTACGCTGCTCTGAACGCATGGTTCCAATGACCTGTGACTTCTGTGAGACCTCATCTTGAAGTCTAGTTATATAAGCATCCTTCTTCTCAATCATCTCAAGTAGGGCTGCTGCTTGGCGCTCTAGATAATCTGTTGTTGCTGACATGGGGGCTACCTCTTTCGTTTGTTGTTTATATATCTAATTCTAGCCTAGGCCACTGACAAATTCAAATCCTGTGATCCATTTTGGCTACCCTTGCGGGGAGCAGTTTAGCCACTTGCTCAGGTGGTTTGTTATCCCCGTTATTGGGAATTATAGGTACTGTGCTACTGTCTTGAAAGTTGAGGCATTTACAAACTCCTCATCAGTCATTTTGAGAATACGAATTGCGTTCTCAATTTCTTGGATTTCATAAGAACCCAACTCACGCTCTAGGTCAATGCTTGGCTTCTCAGGAAGTTTAACCGCACCATTAGGAAGTGTGATAGTTACATTGACTTCATTACGCCAGTTCTCATGTGCAGAAACTTCTGCCTTTGCGATTTGCTTGAATACAATATCCGCAACTTCCTTAGCGTATGCCTTCTCTACCTTTTCGTAGTCCTTGCGCTTCTTCTCGTTGTTAGTAATTGCAGACTTGCTATCTGCTAACTTTGTTTCTAGTGCGTTGATTACCTTAGTTGTTGCTACCTTAACTGAAATTGCTCTTGCCATGTGGGGTATTTCCTTTTCTGTTAGTTGGGGGTTTTGAGTGAGCCTTTTTGCAACTTGCTCAGGTTGGTTCTCGCCATTTATTTATAGTGGCTGTACGCTAGCCACTTGCTAATTACTTAGCAGTCCAAGTTGTGTAGCGTGGTGAGCCATTTACATCTAACTTCACACGAACATTACCATTAGCCTGTGGGATAATCTCTGAGATTGTTCCTGTAACCTTTGACTTCTGTGTTGTGTAGAGGTCGCCTACCTTGTATGTGTTTGTTGCTACTGCCATTTTGTATCTCTTTTCTGTTAGGGTTACTTGCTTATGTATTAAGTATAACATTTCCTACTGACATTTTCCAAATCCATTTCCTAATAATCTCAAAATATAAGACATTATTCATGTGATTTGCGTCACCAGTTTGTTTTCCTTATAATATAATTGTAGCAGGAAATCTCAGAAATATCAAATCTGTGTCGTAAATCTGGGGTGATAAAAATCACATCGTAAATGGTTTAATTAGACTTGACAATGACTGGTCAGCGCCCCCGAGGGTCCAAATGGATCGGGGCCCCTAGCGCCCAGCACTCCCAAGAATGCTTAGTAGAATCAGTGTGGCCATTGCTAAATAAAAGATGGGATGCATTTATTCGTCTTCGTCATTATCTACAAAGACATATAGTTTAAACATCTCTTCATAGTTGCAAGAGTATTCCTCTACATCTCCATAGTCATTGCGGTATGTGATAGTGTAGTTGTCTCCAGTGGCATCGTCAACAATAGAGACTACCTCTACTACATCGTTATCAATATTAATTAAATCACCATCCATCAATTGGCTTGGTGCAAGTAAGTCTGCGTATACGAGTTCCATGTTGTTCATTGTAACAGTCATTTTTATTCCTCAATTCTATTCTTGTATTTAACTTTGCGAGTATACTTTTTCTTGCTAGGGATAGCAGTTGCAGCGTTGCTACGGCGTAGTTCTTGAATACGGTTAACCTTATCTTTTATCATAGTCTTTATACTCACACTTCACGCTCATAGTGTTCAGTTTCATTCATGGCTACGATGCATTCTTCACAATCGCATTCCCATGAGTGTGGTACCCAGAAATCTAGGCGATGCTGTTCTACAATTGCTCTGGCAGGTGCCTGAGTATCTCCACGATAGAGAATCTGAAAGTCACCAACCATAGGCATATCAATCATACGGTCATAGTCTTCGTCATAGTATGCGTCAATAGCCTCAATACAGGTTGGCACCATTTCTGAGGGTACAGGTGGATACATATTACCTCTAAGGTGATAGAGAATCTGAGTCTCTAAGTCTAGTACGGTATCCTGAATTCCTAACGCTGTAACACTTCCCATATTAATTAACCTCGCAATCGTGTCCTGAAACTAGTTCTAATGAATCAATAATGTCACTTGGATTAAGTCGTCTTGCACACTCTGGGCATTCATATACATAGCCTGCCCGTGTTGGAATCAATAGCATTCCCATATTACTTACCCCCTACATTTCCATTACGATAGAATATCTTGGTGTGCATTTTGCCATTAGGCTCTGATAGGTTAATTGTGCGGTATTCATGTGCCCCGCCAATGTCAATGAAAGAATTATAGGCATTAACTGCCTCTAGTGCATTATCATAGCGACCTGTCCATGAGTAGTGTGGCTTGCCGTCATATACTGAAGTTACTGCGTATTCATATTCCATTACTTTGCCTCCGCTGTTAAAAATAGTTGGTCAATCTCATCTGAGTATTGCATAAGTTCTGCATACATTTCAAGGGCACAATGGGGGCAGTAAATTTCAAGAGTATCTACTGAGTTTTCATTACAGTTCATGCATAGTTCCATAGGGGCTTCCTTCTTTCTGTTTAATAATTTAATCTTACACTAGAGCGGGGACAAATTCAACTTTTCGTAAATTTTTTTTGCCCCAGAATATGTGAAAAAAATCACACTCACTTAATCCTTTTTTGATCCCTATGGGGTGAGGGGGGTGAGAGCATGACCAGTCATAGGCTGGGGTACCTATGACCAGTCACACTACTAGGCAGTAGTCTTTACTGCAACTGTTCTAAAAGAGGTGCGTATAGAGTGAGGGGACTTTACCTCAACTAGGTACGCCTCTGCACCCTCATACCAAATTGGCTTAGGGTGAGGTTCTGCACTTATGATTTCACCCTTTAGGGTGCGTGATACATATTGCTTACCAACTAGTAGGGACTGGACAGAGTATAGATTAGCCATGGGGCAACCTTCTTTCTTTAATTAACTTTATATAACAATACTACATGATAGGGAAGAAAATATCAACTTACTAGCCAGTATTTTCATATAGTGAGACGCTCAACCAGTGTGATAAACCTCACATGGATCACGACACGCCGTCAGCGCCGAGGGTCCTCGGGGCAAAAAAAGCAGTTTTTATTCTTGCTTAGGAATTTATTTTAGTTAGTTCGCTGTTTACGCAATTCTAATTGCAGCCTGCGAATTTCTTTTTCTAGTTTCATCTGCTTATTAGCAAAAATAAAAATTAGAGTTATGCTGCTTAGTAGTCCAACTAGCATTGCTACCAGTGTTCCAGTATCAAGGATCATTTTTGTTTCATCTCCTTTTGTTCTCCTACTGCCATACTGATTGCCCAGATGATTGGTGCCCACAACGCAGCCTGTACGATTATTGTTATTAGTCTATTCATTTATAGCAAGCCTCTCTAAACTTTTCCCAGTTGAAGTTTGGATTATCCTTTTCAAAATAATCACCAAAGTCATTTACAATATCTACAAAAGAAATATTGTCTAACTCTTCTTTGTAGTCACGCAAAATATTTGCAACTACCACATAGTCTTTTCTAGTCATCATGATTATGCACCAGCCAATTCTAGAAACATTTCTGTTCCACCAAAGTTAATTACATCAAGACTTTCTTGAATTTCTTCAGGGGATAAATCTTGAAGCATTGGCATAAGTTCATCAACTGCACCAATATTCATCTTGATAAACTCATCTTTGATTGAGATAATTTGAGGAAGGAAGCGAGAAGTCTCTGCAACCTTTGAAATAAAATTAACTCCCTTATGAGTAAAAGGGAAGATAGCGAATTGAATTGTGTTAGTCATTAGAGTGTAGCCTTTCCACGAATAGTACCTGAAACACCAAGGGCATCACATGACACCTTGAGAGAAACACCAACAGGGAGAGCCTGTGGATATTGTGAGATAAATTGAGCAACTGCACCCTTTGAAGGGAGGTTGATAGATTTTACTGAGCCATTAAAAGACTCAAGTTTTACAATGTAATTCATATTGAATCACCTTTCTTTTTTTTAGTTAAATAACCTTTATTTAACTTTCTTTATACTATTAAGTATAGCAGGGGGGTCTGACAAATTGGGCACTTATTCGCTTAGGCTCACTGTGATACTAGTCACATTTATTTGCTAAGGCTCATGCCTTTTTTGCTACTATTTAATTGTATAAGATAATACTAGCAGACAAAAGGCAAAAAGTCAATTTTAGACACGGACAAAACGGACATTTTCTGTGTGATTTACACCACAAGCCCCCGAGCCAGGGGATCGGAGGTCCCTCGGGCCCCGCCTCTACTCATTTAGTTCTGCATTTTCATGAAGGTAGTCTTCAAAATCAAGTAAGCCTTGATGATATGCAACTGGATCACACATCTTTAGAATTTGTGAAGGTAGAAACTTGTAAATACCAATTTCAATTTCACCTTGTTCATCTAGTAACTCATCATAGTATTCTGTAACTGCATTAGGCATTAGCAACCTCCTCAATATGGAACGCATCAAACTTAGCAATTTCGTTTTCTGCTAGTGGATAGAGTGATTTGTTTAGAGCAAAAACTGCTCTCATTTCATCTTCTGCCTCTACGACATAAGAAATCAACACATTATATTTTTTCATTACTTGTTACCTTTCTGATAAAGAAAACCCCATGCCTTACGGCACATTAAAATGCTTTCGCAATTGTCACAACAAATGATTTCGTTGTTAAGTTCTAGGTCATAGATATCTATGCTAGTTGTTTTATCTCCACATAGGGAGCGGACAGATACATAGTGGCTCATTATTTAGCCTCTCTTTCATTAAGCATTTTCTGGATTGCACGAGCCTGCAAAATCCATGGGTTAGCGGCTACAATAGCCTCATGGCGCAAGGCGTTGCGCTTTTGTTGTTCAACGGCAAATGCCTTGAAGTATTCGTGCGTGTTCTTGTCACGCTGTTCTTGTGTTATTTCAATGTTCATTATTTAGAACCTTTCTTTAGTTAATTCTCTTAGAGGGTTTCTAGGTAGAAACCTGTGTTGCACTTTGGGCAAACACTTTCATACTGGCTTTCTTCGCCATAGACTGTTACAACTGGCTCAGTGCATGAATCGCACCAAACCTCTGTACCTTCATTAAATGAGTTCATCTTGAACTCCTTTCTTTGTTGATAACCTTTATCAACCTTGTATGTATACAAGTCTAGCAGGGGGGTCTGACAAATGCAGGGGTACGAATCGCCCAAAACGGACATTTAGAAAATAAATTTTTGTTATAAATAAGTATTTGACTAGTCAGACTAAAAGATTATTCACGACACGCCGCAAGTGGACTTGACATGATGCGCCCCGAAGGTGCCTCGGGGCCCCATTTACGCTCAGGGCTTATCGTCAAAGATTTTTAGCAATTCCTCACATTGCTCATCAGTTAAATGTGTTATGTCAATCGCCTTTTGAAATAGATCCGTTATTTCATTCATTAGTTATCGCTCCAATGCATTTTGATGTGTTGAACCTGTTCATATAAATCAGCGGTAGGTTCAGCCATGCCATATGGATTTCCCTTATCTTCAATTAAATCAAGAAGATTAGATAAAGCGGTTTCAAGAAGGACGACCTCATCAATGTCGCCTAGCAATTCAATTTTTTTCATTATTATTTTCCACCTTTCAAGTGACCAGAAATTCCCAATGCATCACATGACACATGGAGCACTACGCTTTTAGGTAGTGAATTAGTTAGTGCAGAAATATACTTACGCACATCTGAGGGGGTATTTAGTGCAATAGCCTTAGTAGTGCCATTGAATGAAGTTAGTTTTAGACTTATCATTTATTTTAGACCTTTCGTTTTTTTGATAATTCGCTTATTTCCACAAGCCTTGCAAATAAGATGGAAAGTTTCTTTAAACCATCTTTCGCTCCACAATAGAGAGCCACAATTAGGACAACCCATTACTTATTACCTACCATTCTAGTCATACGGTTAAATTCTCTACGCCCATTTACAATAGTAGAGGGGCATACTACGCAGAAGATATCTTGAGGGTCTGCTATGTACCCACATTTTAAACATTGGCTAAACATTAGTTAGACACCTTCCAATCTGACCAACCACTAAGGCGGTCTGAATCATAGTCCATATACCATGATTCAATATTCTGCTCACATGATTCACAGAATGTATAAGCCACATCATTGTGGAATGAGGTAGACTCTTTATGAGCCTTATGAGAAACGCATATTGCGTTAGTTGTTAGTGTAGTCATTGTATGACCACCTTTCTTTTAAATAACCAAGATTATTTATCTTGATACATAGTATCCTAACACATACCACTGACAAATGAATGTGGACATTATGGAATAAAACGGACATATAGGATATGTGATATAGACCACATTAGTTATCCACATAGTTATCCACAGGGGCCTCGGGGCCCCAATGTGAGGCACATCACATACGACACGCCGTGTTGGTTCTTGACTTTTGGGGTATTATATGTTATTATTCTCTTATAAGAAAAATTAAATAGGGTTAAATAAGGTTAATGAGCCTACCAAATAAACCTAGATTCTAGGGTGAGCGTAGCAAATAAGTGACCTATATCACATAGTACACGCTCCACATAGTGAGACTACTAGTGAGTATACTAGACAGTAGCGAATATGTCTGCTAGTATTACTATATACAATTAAATAAGAAAGAAAATCCTAGTGAGCCCTATATGTGATAGTATAGGCAAATAACCTAGGCAAGGAAAACAGTTAGCAAAGTGCTAACAGTATTAAAAGAAAGGAAGTCCAAAATGACTTCACTATATAACTACATTGAAAAGGGTGACACAATCACCTTCCCTACATCTATGAACCTTGTTAAGTCAGGTGTAGTAGAGTCACTACGCAAGTGGAATGGGTCTGCCATGCAGGTGCGTTGCACTAATGGTGCTAAGTTTGAGATTAGTCGCTATAAGACTGATTATGTTCTCACAGTTGAGGAGGGTAACTAATATGTTAGCCTTTATCATTATTACATCTTCAATAGTAGTAACACTACTAGCCCTTATCCCTACAATGCTAGATAGTGAGAGTGAATTCTAATGCACATCTATCTATGTGACTCATGCAATACACTTGCAACAGTTATGCAACAAGGTAACACAATAACAATAACCCCCTGCTCATGTACTACAGAAAAGAGAAAATAAATATGACACAATGCAAAATCACTAAGTGTGAATCAACAGAACTAGTCTACTCAGGTGTGGACGCCTTTATGCTAGGTATCCCTACAGAATCTATCTGCTACTCATGTGCTAACACATATGCACAGGTGTCACAAATTGTTGAGGGTTGGAAAGAATCTTTCAATGATACAGCAATCCTATCTACTACATCTTGCTAAGGGAGGCTTATGTTAGATTTTATTACTAGTCCATTCTCATGGTTTGCTCATGTTGTACAGTACTCACTTATATTTATGGGTATCATGATATTACTACTAACAATTGGAGCAATAGTGGCTATTCCATTAGGTCTAAAACTATTAGGCGTTGCGTTTGCTAAAACTATTATTACAGAGGGAGCAAAAGCAGCAAGAGATTTAGGTCTTGACAAAGTTGCAAGAGACTCAACAAAAGAGATAAAAATTATCAAAGAAAACTTCTCTAAGTTGAGGGCGGTGCAGTAGTCTAAATTAGGTGGGGTGTAGTACTATACTTTTAGAGGGGTGTAGTACTCACCAAACCAATTACACAAAAATAAATAAAAAAAGCAAAAGAGATCGCTATAAAAGTGCTCACTATATTTTTTGTTTTTGTTTTTTTAAATCATGTATCATTCATCTGGTAAAAATATTCAGATTTTAGGCAAATCCAATTTTTACAATTTTTCAGATTTTGGGGTATAATGAATTCATGTCAAATACAGAATCTGCCTGGGATGAAGAATTCTCCTGGAAGCCAAACAACCTATCTCAAAAAATATTTTTAGAACAAGCATGCTCTGATTGCCTATATGAGAATGAATCTAAGCCTATGTCTATAACAGACAACATGGGTAGAGAAATTTTTTGGGAAGATCTAGGAAGACCTACAGGACCTTAGCATTCTTAAGGGCATCGTAGATAAGACCATTCATTCGTCTAACAACAAAGTACTGATGCTGATTCCAGATATCGACTTCAACATCGTTCTTTCCTTCTAGTCTTGCAACTCTTCTATTTTCTTCTTCTACAGCATTAGCCATAATCTCGACTACTTCATTCTTAGTTAACTTCTTATTAAACATAACTCACCATTTTCCGATAGGACACTCTGCTTGTTTGAGTGTAGACTTTAATTTCATAAAACAACCACATTTACGACATTTTGCAAGACCTTTATGAAACCATTCACATTTGTTGCAAATTTCGAGGCGGGACTCAATGAGTTCACGATCTGATCTTGGCTGATTAGGATCAAACAAGTCAGTAAACCTTACATCAGACATTATTCCATATCCAAACAGCCAAAGCCATAATACCTAGATAGGGAGCAACAACTAATAGCGCTATTTCCATTCAATCTCCTGATCATACGTAACAGAGTATTCTCCTGTAAAGATCTCCGCATATGAAATTATATCAGACATATACCTCTTGACTGTGTTTAGGCCAACCTTGTCTGACATATATTTCTTTCCGTCTATAAGGGGCTTATGGGCTAATCCTTCTTTGATGAATGCCTCATTGAGTGTTTGTATATATCGTTCTTTTCCAAATCTTTTCGATGCGAATTCTTGTCTTAGGTATATCCCACGAATTTTATCATCGGCTTCCTGGATTTCTCCTGTATTCCACAAAATATAGGATACTGCGTCATGCTCCATCCGCTTAGACCAATTTCGCATATTGTCTCCGTACTTCTCCATGTTTCGGAGAGTGGAGTCGGAGAAAGCCATGCGTATTTTGTCATCAAGGGATGTTGGAACCTCTGTTGCGAACGAAATTAAAAACGTCGTAGCGTATGGAAACTTTTCGTAATACTTGTCGACTTGGTAGTATTGATTTGGATTAAATGATCTCTCTGCTGCGCCGTCGTTTAAAAGCCTCATATGATTTCCAATCGATACATAGTCCGAAGTATTCATATCAATATCGACGAAAAGACACTCTTTCGGATCGACCCCATCGGCGAGACATAAAAGATTTTTATCATATGTTCCAACAACTGTCGAACCGTTATATCGGTTGAGCAATGCTGCAGACATAAAACCATCCATATCTGGTGAAATAATTAATTTATCAGAATATGACAGCGTGTCTAATATGTCTGTTTTCATTTTTGTAAAACTCCTTGTATAATAGGACAGTTATGAGTACTCAAGACTGGCTTGGCTTAATCCTTACAGCATTATCAATTGTAGCACTCGTGGCGGGGGCAGTCAAGCGATACATCGATGCCCGTTTTGAACCAATCAAACGTGTTGTAGAAGAGATCAGAGCAGAGACTAAGACAAACGGCGGATCATCAATGAGAGATGAGATTAAAGCCATTAAAAAAGAACAAGAAGACGCAAAGCAAATTCGCAAAGAGTCAAACGAAAAATTGAACCACATGTATGATATTCTTTTAGAGTATATTGCTGAATCTGCAAAACGATAGACTTCTGGTCTTTGATATATATAATATATATTTAATATAAAACCCTTTAGAGATAGTTCTCTTTTCTTTATATATTTAAAGTATACACCATCCGTAACTCTGATGTTTTATGACAAAGTAGGATAAATCGGACATATAGGAATATAACGTTTTGATAACTTTTAAATAGATGTCCATTTTGTACTGATATGATATAATTTTATAACTACTATCTAGAGATGTTTTCATACCCACCTTTCTAGATAGTAGTATTATTTTGGTGGTATAATCTTCATACTATGACTAATTGCTGCGGACCTGAGATATTTGGTGCTGATCCTATATACATTAAATGGAATGTTGTTAGAGGAGATAAAGCATCTCTACGTGTTGAGTTTTTAAATAACGATGAGGCTACATACTTTGACACATCTGATTGGGAATTTCAATCTTTTTCCTATGACCCTAAAGGTGACATTATTGATGAACTATCAGTAGTTACTGGAGATGGCTATGTAGATATTGTTGCTGATTCTGATATCACTCAATATTGGGGTACTGGATATTCTTCAGTTGTAGCAGAATTATCCTTTGATCTTCAAATTACACTTGGTGACTCTACTACCTGGACCCCCGTAATAGGCGTTATAAGGGTCTTAGGCGATGTTTCAGGTGGAAGTCTATAACGATGGCTATCATCAAGGTGTCTAATACCCCAAAACCGCTCCCAGCCGTTATTCGTATTAATGGAAAATCTTTTAAGGTAGCAAAATAGGTTAAAATCCATGGCTATTTCAAAGAGCATGGATATCCCAGGAAGCGTAAATAGTTATGCTGCCCAAGTCTTACAGTCACAGTCCAACTCGCCTGAAACTAATGCAAACTATATTCCAGTCCCAGGACCACAGGGTAAGCAGGGTCTACCAGGTTTAAAAGGTGACAAGGGTGATAAAGGTGATCCAGGAGAAATTGGACCAAAAGGACCAAAGGGAGATAAAGGACAAAACGGACAAAATGGAAAAGATGGGTTAAGTTCGTTATCGTCTTCTGGACAGCAGGCAGGTTGGGCATCTTATAAAAATATTCAGCAAAAGAGAATTCAGACTGGAGCATTGCGAGGAGATGATGGATGGGTAAGTCTTATTATCAAAACGGATGAATCAACCATAAACGAAAACTATCTACCAGAAGGATCTGTAAGTTTTTGGAACCCAAATAACTATAGGTTAAACTTTAAGGGGATAAAAGAGGGATCCCACGTATTTATCAAATATAACATTTCTTTATCTACAGAAAGCAACAACACTGAGGTTTGGGTAAGAACTCTGTTTCCAGATACAGATCTAGAATTATCAAATTTTGTTGCTCAGTTAAAGTATCAGGCTGAATATGAACTTAACATAACCCAAGACTTTTTTGTAGAAAACAGAAAGTTGTGGGCATCGCCAGCCATACCGCAAATAAGAACTGACTTTGATGCATCAGTAATTGTCAATTCCATATACGTCTCTGTGATATAATAAACCAGGAGGAATATCTATGGCATTTCCAAATGAACTAAACATTAACTACTATAAGGGTGACACCCAAGAGTTTGCTCTGTACCCTCAAAAAACAGACGGCTCAGAATTTGTTATGACTGGGTACACAGTTAAGTTTACTATAGCCTCAGAGCGTGGCTCATCATCGGTAATTAATGCATATGCAGCCATCGATAGCCAGAATCCCGCTAAACTGTTATGCACTATTAGACCAGCAGACGGAGCAACGCTTGTGCCTGGAAATACATACTATTACGATGTTGAAATTTCAAAATCTGGAACACCATATCCATTGGTGTACACAATTTTAACTGGAACAGTTTCTGTTACAGAGCAGGTTAGCCAGGGATAAAATGGCAAACATACTTTCTACAGAAGACATTACAGTTTTTGGTGGTCCAGCAAAGATTGCTATCGACCTAGACTTTGGTCCAACTGGTCAACGTGGAAGTAAGATATTTATCGATAGTGTAAATCCAAACACAAAGACTTTTGACGAAACAATTTATTACGGAGATCTATACATTAACAACGAGCCAACTAGTGTTGACTACAGAGTTATGTATATCTATCAGAGTGTTTCTGGCATTAACACCTGGGTTAAGATCACAAACCTTATTCCTAATTTTTATTCAAGAAAATCTTTGTCAACATTTTCTGCTGGAGAGACAACGGTCAATATTCCACTAGCAGACTTAACCTATAGTGATTATTCTGGAGAACTAACCGTTGATAGTTTTGTTATCCAACACTCTATAGTAAATACTGTAAATCCAACAGTGTCAAATTTATCTATTTCTGGAATAGCAGAAAGCGCTGGAATCCAGGTCCTTCAGTTGTCTATAAATGCAACTGAGTATGATGGGGGCACTTGGACTGACCTAGTTGGGCAAAGGTCAGTTCACTTGTTTATTTCGGTGGTATAATTCTGATGGAGATAAACTATGGCTGAGAGTATTAATTTAAATGGACCTTACGATACCCAGATACCTGGGTACGATGACGATGCTGATATTAAAAAGGCATTAAGGTTATTTCTTTATGGATCTAACACGCTTCCAGCAAATGATAGTGAGATTCAGGCAGAGTCTATTGCAGGATATTTGAAGGCCCTACAGGATGACGTAGATGCAGTAGATGCAAAAGGGCTCGGATCTGCCATACTGTCTACTCAGCCATCTGTGGTTAGCAATGGTTATATTTGGGTAGACTCAACTTCTTCAGTAACATCAGATGTTCAATATGCAACAGCATCATATCAAACATCTGCACCATCTTCACCAAGCACTGGAACACTTTGGGTCGACTCAGACTCTTCACCATTAAAAATGTATGTATATTCAGGCACTGAGTGGAAAGAGATTGGTGCATAATGGCTAAAGATAACAATACAGATCAAGCACTTAGAGAAATTGGGATTGCAAAAATTATGAGTGCTACTGGAATTACAGAAGAAGAACTTAGAGCATTGGGGTTGGTTTCAGATGTCAACAATTAATTCAGATGGTAAGGTTGCCTATATCTATAATTCTGGCGATGACACTTGGTATGCTATTGGCGGAGCAGTCAATACAAATGCCGAATATACATGGACAGCAGATCAAACATTTTCTTCTGTAGTAACATTAGATTCTGTTGTTAACGCAAAAGCAGGAGTAAATAATTTTTTAAATACAACAGCCCGTGATGCAGCAATCACTTCTCCAGTAAATGGGGTTGTCTGCTTTGTTTCTCAAAAAAATGACGGTACCGTAATTAATCAAGTTCAATACTACTACAACGGTGAGTGGAGATACGCACTTGATGCTATGACTGCAGTTGATATTACTGCAGATTACACTATTACAAAAGATGATGCTGGAAAGACCTTGTTTATTACATCATCAGACCCAGTGGTAATAACAATTCCTGCTAATAGTACAACTGCATTTACAAAAGGACAAAAGGTTGAATTTATTAGAAATGGTTCTGGTGCAGTAAGTTTTGCGGGTGAAGTTACAGTAGTCGGACAACCCACACCAGTAACAATTAACAGCAAGTTTTCAAATAAAAAGATTTCTGCACAATACTCAGGAGCAGTAATTACTAAAAAAGATACAAACACCTGGCTACTTCTTGGTGATTTGACGGCTTAGGTATCACATGCTAAATTTTGGGCTGTGGGCATCTTCTAAGGGAATGGTAAGAGTTCCAGATCTTGCTGGACTAACACGTACAGGCGCAAAGAATTCAATTGATGCAGCAGGGCTAGTCTTTTTATCAGAAACAAGTTCTTCCACTAGTGATAGCAACCTGAATGATAAGGTTAAATCTCAAACACCTTCTGCAAATGATTTAGTTTCATATGAGTCTAATGTCTCTTTTGAATATTATTCATATACAGCACCAGTACCATCGCCAGTCTCGCCAGTAAGCCCTGTATCACCAGTTTCTCCAACACCTTCTGGATCTGTAACGCTGTCATTGACAGAAAATTCTGCTAACAACATTACACTCAGTTGGTCTGTAAGTGGTGTTACGCAGAACTCTTATGAAGTATTTTGGAATGCAGGCGGAGCATGGATTTTGCAAACAAGTGGACAATCAGAGACAAGTTATGGGCCAATTACCCCAATTGCAAACACTCCTGGTGATGTAAACTCATACTATGTGCGTGTTTATTATGCAAGCACCTCTACAACAAGTAATACTGTAAGTTATACATATAAGGATACTTCAGTATCTCCAGTAAGCCCAGTATCCCCAGTAAGCCCAGTATCCCCAGTAAGCCCAGTATCCCCAGTACCATCCTGTACCTATGATGTTTTCACAAGCCCAGGGGCTGGAGGAACAACATGTTACACTGCAAGGTATCCAGATTGTTCAACAGAGTTCCTTGGATGTTTCTAGTGGTAGAATATATATATGAGTAAGCAGATAGAAGTTTTCGTAGAGTCCGATTTTGTTGGAAATATAAAAATTGGTGATGAGTTGCTAGAAAAGTTTTCTCCACTTTTAGATGCAATAGGTCAGTCGGCTTCGATTGTTGATATTACAGGAGAAAATCTTCCAGTTATTGGAATGAAGTACTCAGAGCAAAAATTTAAAGAAACCTCAAAGTTAAAATTTGAAGTAAATGCGTATCCATCAAATATTAAAGTTTTTGGGTTTTTAGTAGACTCAACCTTAGTTGCAATACAAATTCTTATAAGCCCACAGATGGATAACCTTATTGCTGCATTTCTAAGCAACCCTAGCCTAAGAGTTACAGATGTCTGAAGAAGAATTAACACCTTGGCAAAAGTATAAAAATTCTTTGGGGGATTCAAGACCTTGGGATTTAGTCAATCCAAATGCAAAAAATGTTTCAGATGATATTGCGAAGGATCGATTAACCCTTTGTAATTCATGTCCTGAGTTAATAAAATTAACAAAGCAGTGTAAGAAGTGTGGATGCTTTATGGTTTTAAAAACTAAACTTGAAGATGCAACATGTCCGATTGGAAAATGGTAATGGATAAAAAAGAGATTGCTCCTGGAATAATGATCTATAGCAATGTTATTGAAAACATTGAAGAGTTCATGAAAGACTTTGAGGAGGCCATGGAGGATGATATGTGGCAACCACCTAGAGTAATGAGAGATGGCAAGAGTGTTGTGGATTATCATGCCAGAAACCTAGATACTTTTGGGATTGATTATTATCAGTCGTTAACGCTAATAGACAATCCAGCCACACCTTACGAAGCATTTGTTAACTCTGTTGGAAACAAGTTTTATACCTCGTTTGATCCATGCGAAAAGGATTATCAAAGTGATTATGGAACAACTATGGTTTGGCACGATATGTATAACGTTCTGAGATATGGAAAAGATCATTTTTTTGTTAACCATATCGATGATAATCAAACTTATCATAGAAGAATTTCCTCTGTCTATTATGCTAACGACAACTACTATGGTGGAGAAATAACATTTGATCGATTTGGTATAGAGTACAAGCCAAAGGCAAATGAACTTATAGTTTTCCCATCAACCTATGTTTATAACCACTCTGTCAAGAAGGTAACTGATGGGGTCAGATATTCGGTGGCAAGTTGGATGAATTAAAGTCTCCACAGGTTATAGATAATGTTCTAGGCGTCTTTGATTTTAATAACCTATCATCGATTGCACAGAATAAAAGTAAAACATTTCATTATGACAGTGGTTTTGGTAGATTTTTAGCAGGAGAGTCAGAGTTACCAATTCTCAAAGAACTTTCGGATAGTTTAGTAGATCTTGCAAGGAAAACTTTTAGCAGCAAGACACTGCTTCCCACTTACTCACTATTTGCACATTACGAGGGAGATAGGTCTAGCCTCAGAAAACATTTTGACGATAATGCCTGTACTTACACAATTGATTTATGTCTCTATCAAAACTTCCCATGGGATTTGTGGGTAGATAATAAAAATTATACACTTCATCCAAATCAGGCACTAGCATATTATGGAAATGATCAAGAGCACTGGAGAGAGACCTTCCCATATCCAGAATTACAGCATGTTGCAATGGTATTTTTTCATTTTGCAGAACCAGATCATTGGTGGTTCACAAAAGGCCAGTCATATCTATCCGTAATAAGAAAAGAAATGACTGACCTTGAGTGGGAACAACTTAATTTGGGAACTGGGACATCCACTGCTTAGTGCGTGGAGTTAGTCCATGCCATGCAGACCAGTCTTTTCCACCGTCTGACATATGAAATGCAATCTGTGCATTAATTACAGGGTTTAGCAGGTCAGAGTTTGTAACAAGTTCAAACTTGTCTCGACGATCTGGACCAAGCATACCAATCATATTAATTTGAAATAGACCCCAAGAGTTATCCCCAGTCTTAACGTTTGGGTTAAATCTAATTGGTTGTCCATTAGTTTCTTTCTTTGCCACTGCCCAAGCCTCAACAAGGTTTGAGCCTCTAAAGCCAACTAGGTGCAGAAGTTCCTTAAGTTCTAAATCGGTAAGAGTTCCTTTATTTTCAAAACTCTTTAATTTTTCCTCCTTAGAAACCAAAAAAACCTCTTGCGAGGTAGTTTTCGAGATCTGAGCCTGTTCGGGCTTGGTATTACTTTTAAGCGGAGCAGCATTAGCACTGTTAGAAAATACAGCAAATACTGCGATGATACTGAGTGTGCTAATGATCTCTTTGTTTCTTTCGATAAATTTAATCATAGTTTCCTCCTTAGAAAACAATAACACCCTGGTAG